TCAGTACGAATTGATCTTTTCAGGGATGTCGCGCAGGCCGGGAACCAGCACCAAATCGCCAAGCACGCCTTCAACGGTACGCTGGGCCTGGCAGTGCTTCGCGTAGGCCAGGAACGACATCACGCGCTGGCGCACCTCGGCCAAGGTCACTTCACCCACGAAGTATTCACACATGAGTCGGCGAAAGTCTTTCCTGGCCCGCTTGATGTTGCGCTTGCGCGGCAAGATGTGCGTCGGCCAGATGCGGTATCCGCAGAAGTCGAGGCCACGCTTCCACGGGTGGATCGCCGTCTTCGGATTGAGAGACAGCCCCAGGCTGTTCACCACACGCTCCATCTCGCGGAGCACGCTCTGGGCGGTGGCCTTGTCGGGCAGCACGGCCACGAAGTCATCCATGTAGCGGACATAGCAGCGCACGCTCATGCCGTCCTTGACGGCGTGGTCGAGACGATTCAGGACGATGTTCGCACCAAGCTGGCTTGTCAGCGCCCCGACGGGCAGTCCCAGACCGGCATCGTGTCCATAGCCGCTGATGATCTGGCGCCACAGCCACAGCACGTCCGGGTCGGAAATGACGCGCTCCACCTCGTCCATCAGGACGCGGTGCTGGATGCTGGCGAAATACTTGCTGATGTCGGCCTTCACGACGTAGATGTCGTTGCCCCAGTTGCGCTTTGCTACGCGCAGAAAATGCTGCGCGCGCATGACGGCCCGCTGGGTGCCCTTCCCTTCCCGGCAGGCGTAGCTATCGGAAATGAACCTGCGCTCGAAGTGCGGCTCGACAATTTGCACCAGTGCATGATGAACGACACGATCTTGGAACGGCGGAGCCTGGATCAGGCGCAGCTTGGGTTCATGCACTACGAATTCGCGCTGCGGGCCAGGCTTCCAGGTTTTCCAGAGCATGTGATTCTGGATATTGAAAATGTTTTCTTCGGCCTCTATCGAGAACTGCGCCACTTCATTGCGATACCGCTTCCCATCGCGCGCGCCCTTGTAGGCAAGGTACAGATTTTCAAAGGTGGTCAGGTCGTCCCACAGGCCATTGACGGTTCGCGGCATTTCTTTCTGCTGTTTGGTGATGGTGATGGTCGGGCGCTGCCACGTCCGCCGGATTCCCGGCTACTGGCCGCAGCGCCCTGTTGATCTTTGACAACACGGTCAGGACAAGAGGCCCCAAAGGATATGCACTGGACAGAGGCCCGTAAGCCGCTCGACTTCTGGCATTATTCGTTTGCGAGGCGACCGCCGATATTCGTGTTGACGTTCGACGCGGGGTTGTTGACATTGAGGCAGAACAGCCCATCGTTCGCCCCGTTCGCCCAATTGCCGCCGGTATAAGCCCTTGCCCTTTCAGAAAACGGGTGGTGCTACGACATGGCGGCGGCTCCTTCGTGCTTGATCCAGGTCGCCGACCATTCGGCCAATCTCTATTCGCGTGCTTCATCCAGACTTCGAGGCGATGCGTGTTGATGTATTCCAGGCGATGGGCCTTTCGGATGTACTGCCGGAACACTTCGACCTCCACATCCAGCTCGAAAAGAGACGAGGACTTCTGCCGGCGCTTCCACGCCACGACCACGAGGCGACACAGCTTGTTCATGGAGGCGCGCATTTCAGCGCAAAGCAAGTGCCTCTCCAGCTTCGGGAACTGATGCAACACGGTATGCGTGTAGGCGTCGAGTTCTTCCAGTTTCGTTACCAGCCTCTGGTATGCGTCGTTGTTTCTCAAACCAACCTCTCTCCCTCGTCCTCTTCAATGTTCTTCCGGCAATGGCCGGTGTCGAAGACATTGAGAAGTCCGCATAGGATGCACCCCCATCGCCTGCCCTGGCGGGCCGCTTTTCCGGCACGGCTGCTGATGGTTTCATCTTCGCTACCGTCCAGTGCGGCGTTCAGAGTCTGGTCGTTGGAGACGGCCACGCGGAAAGCACGATCACTTCCCACGAGAGCCGACACCAGCGCCACCAGATTCCCGATCAGCGACATCAGCATGGAGCCAAGCAACAGGGCGAGGCGCGTGCAGTATTGCTTCACCGCCACCCCTTTCACCACGCGACGGTGGACAGGTCTTCCAGGCTTTCGGAGGCCGTGATGAGGTCTTCAGCGGCTTGGCGACGCCCGAACAGAACGCCGGATGCCGCCGCGTAGGCGTTCATCTTGTCCAGCACGCGCGTCGCCAGTTCCGCGACCGGCAGGCTGCGCGCCGTGGCGATAGCGGTCAGCAGCGGCGCGTCGGCGGCCTGATCGGCGGCCAGAGCCGTGGCCTCTTTGACCTGCTGGGGCCAGGACTGCACTTCGCTGTCGGGATAGTCCTTCGCCAGAACGGCGACCGCCTTCTGGCACTCGGCGTTGATTTCGGTCAGCTTGGCCGCCTTGGCCGCCCTGAGAATGGCCGCATCGCTTGCTTCGAGGACGCCTTCGCCCAGCAACTCGACCAGCCCCTGTCCGCACGCCGGCACTTCTTCGGGCTGGCCGGGAACCGTGACGGAGACGAACAGACGGCCCGGACGGTACGCCTCGGGGACGAGGTACGCCTTGACCTTGGCAGCGGTGGCCACCTCGGGCAGCGGCACGGTCATGGTGGAGCCTTCGACCTCCACCATCAGTTTGCCATTTTCGATTTGCATTTCTGCTCCTTTCGTGGTGAGGCGGCGCGCTCGGCGCGCTCGCCGGATTCATGACTCGTGATGGCGTAACCCGTCACACCTTTGCGAGGCGACCGCCGACAGACGTGCTGACGTTCGACGCGGGGTTGTGGACATTGAGGCAGAACAGCCCATCGTGCGCCCCGTNCGCCCAAGTGCCGCCGTGGTAGGCGACGCAGTTGGCAGCCGACCAGAAGGCGTCCGCATACGTCCCGTTCGAGGCCGATCCGTCAACGGTTGCGGGAACGAACACCTGCGACAGGTCGTAGTTCGCGCCGGCGGCGTCGGACATCGTGACCGGGTAGGAGGCCGACGCGGACGGCGCCACCTGGCTGGTGGTGACGAAGGTCTTGTTGCCCTGCTTGTCCCAGATTTTGTATTTCCGATCCGCGTCAGTTTGCAGGCCATCCACCATCTGCCAGACGTTCGACCAGAGGCCGATGATGCCGCGCCACGAGGCTTGCAGCGTGGGCGACACATCCACGGCCGTGGCGGCGGAACTGTTCGAGTTGCCCTGGGCGATCAGGGTCTGCGCGTCCGGGTTTCCAAGCTCGATCAGCGCCAGCATCTGGATCGCGCTGAGTTGGTAGATGTTCCAGAGCGAGAAGCCGGTGACGCCACCGACATTGCGCGCCTCGGCACGGGCCTGCATGGTCGGGAAGTTGATGGACACCAGCGGGCCGACGCCGCCGACGGACGCCAGCTTGTTGCCAGAGGCGTTGGAACCCTGGTATTTGCCGACCCAATACTGCTCCAGGTCGGCGCCGGCGTTCTTGAATGCCGGGTGCAGCTCGAATCCGGTTTCCTTCTTGTCCGAAACCCAGATTGCCCGCTTCCCGACGTAGGCGCCGGACGGCACGAGGCCGGTCTTGATGTAGAAGGCGGGCACCTTCATCATCGCCTGGCCGTCGATGGTTTGATCGACGATGCCGGCGTAGGTCGGGTGCGCGTTGAAGAAAGCCGCGTCAGTGCTCTTCGCGTTGCCGTCCTCGTCGATGCGCGCCCAGGAACCGGAAGTGGCGCCAGTCGAAACCAGGGCGATGCCGACGACCGTCCCGAAAATCTTCTTCGTGGTGAACTTCGTTTCCACCGACCATTCCGACCAGCCGATGGTGTCGCCCTTGTGGCGGACGCGCCAGAAGTATTCGGTGTTCGAGGACTTCAGCACGCCGGCGGGAACGGCGAACGCGGTCAGGTTCGTGTCGTCTTCGCCGGTATCCAGGGTCGGCGCATCGTAGGACGCGCCGGCTTCACGGATTTGCCACTGCGCAGCGGCCTGCGTATCCTCTCCAGCGTAGACGGAGAAGCTGCTGGACGACAGCGTGGGCGTGTCCGCGACGTTGGTCAGGTTGTTGGCCGGGCCGACGTTCGACGGTGCCTGAACGTAGACGAAGGAATCCGCCGTCCCGAACGACACCGGGTCAGACCACGGCGACCACGCGCCTTCGGCGTCGCGCACGCGGCCGCGAGCGAAGTAATCGCTGCTCACTTGCAGCCGCAGGCCGACTTCCTGCCAGGACAGGCCGCCCACTTGCGTGCCGCTGTCGATGATGACCTCGGCGAAGTCGGCGGTGTCGGACACCTGGAATTGAACGGCGGAAACCGGCGTGCTGGTGGGCGACGCATAGTCGGTAAGCGTCATCGTCGGGCGGTCGGTCAGGCCGTCGGCACCATCGACCGGGTTGGACATGGTGGGCTTGAGCGGCGGCGTGTGCGTGCCGCGCAGGCCGGTGATGGTTCCCAGACCGATGATGTGCTGAATCTCGGTTTCGCCGGCGCCGCCGCTGACGGTCAGGCGCATGGAGGTATCGCCATTGACCATCAGTTCGTATTCGCAGTCGATATAGCCGTCCTGCACTTTTCCGCCGGATCGCGTCCACGCGAGCGGCGCACTCACCCAGTTGCCGCCGATCAGGAAATCGACCTTCACGACCGACGCGGTGGGCGTGCGGCGAATGACCACGGCGCGCTTGACGCCATCGAATCCCAGGTTGATCGGCTTGGTGAAGTAGGCGTCGCCCGGCTTGGCGTGGGCCGTGCCGTCGGAGACGGCGAAGGAGGTGCGCGCCAAGAAAGCCTTGTTGCCCTCGTCGCCGCTGTAGCTGTTCGACAGCGGCGCGGAGATGCGGACTCGTTTGTCAGTCAGCACCGCATCGACGTGAACTTGCTCGGCGTGCGCCGTGTCGTAGATCACATAGTCCTGGCCGGCCTTGAAAAAGCTGGAATCCTCCACGTCGATGGAGTCGTCGCCAGCGATGGCGTTGACCACGGCCACCGGCTGCGTGTCGGTCAGCGTGTAGTCGCCGGCCCACATTTCGATGCTGATGTTGTTGCCCGAATAGTCCCAGTCGAGCCGAACGGCGCGCGCCAGCATGGGCGCGGTCATGCCTTGCAGATCGCCGATGTCGCCACCCAGGTCTTGCACGGCCTGAGTCACCTGGTTCATCTTCGCGGCGAAGCTGGGCGCGTCGCCCTTGGCGGCAGCCAACTCGTCCTCGACGCTTTTCTGCCGGTCGTCGAGGTTGCCGAAATTCTCGTCGATTTCCTGGTAGCGCGTGTTCCACAGCGAGGGCACGGCGTCCGGTTCGTTGTTGGGAATCGGCGTGATATTTTGGTTGGGCAGGGACATGGGGAAAGCTCCTTTCAGTATCGCATCTTCAAATTGACGCCGTAGGTTTCCCCGTTCTCCAGGTACTTCGGCGCAAAGGTTTTCCAGCAGACAAGGTTGCCGTCGGTGTCGAGCAAGGCAGCCTCGGAGAGCGCGCCGGCGGCCAGATCGTCGGATTCGACGACGCCTTTTCCGGTGGCGGAGTAGAGGTCTTCTTGAACCAGCGCCGTGACGGGCTTGCGCTTGACCTCGTGGTACAGGCCGTCGGCCCCGCTGTCGGCTGGTTTCGGTGTGTTGTCGGGGTTGTGGCCGCCGTCGCCGTATGCGATAAACGCAATGGGCTTGAGCACCCCGGTGCCGGCCATGTGGGCGGCGACGCGGCGGCGGTAACTGTCGGCGACTACGGCTTCAGGCACGGTCACGCTCCTTCAATCTTGTAGAACTCAAATTCCGCGTTCCTTGGGCCTCCCAGCTTCCACGCGCCGGAGAGCGTCAGACGGGCGGGAGCGGCAGGCTGGAGGACGGGCTGCTGGTAGTTGCGGATTGTGAATTGGCCGAAGCGCGGGTATTCGGCCATTTTCCGATTGGGGAGGCGGCGCGACCCGTCCAGGCGGAATGCGCCAACATGCAGGCCGCAGCCGACCGTCCAGCCGCCATCCAGCCGCCGAACGCGGCGGTAGAGCTTCGTGGGCGGCGGCGGCGTGACGTACACGAATTCGTCCGGCGGCAGGGTTTCCACGCGCCAAGCCGGCGCCTCCGCGTCGATGGTCACACGCTGCGCTCCGGTCACACGGCAGTTGCGCAGGAGCCAACTCGACTTGTGGCCGTATTTGTGGCCCAGCTTGAACGTGCCGAACGGCTGCGGCAGACGCGGCAACTCGCCGTCGATGCCCAGCTTCCAGCGCCCGGAAGGCTCGTCGGTGATGACGCGCCCGCACCACGGGTAGCGCGCCAGCATGTCCTTGCGCATCCAGAATTTGTAGGACGCGAGGATCGTCAGAATGAAGGATTCGTTCAGCCAGAATCGGAACACTGGCACCAGGCGGGCGGGGATCACGTCCTTGATGATCTGGATGAGCTTGGCGACGGACTGCGTGTCCACGTCGAAGCCCAGAGAAATCATGATGCGGCTGGTCAGGAACATGCCGCTCGTGTCCACCGTCCGATCCTTGCGGCTTTCGTCGGCGTCCTCGATGCGACGGCCGACACCCCAGGAACCATCCAGCTTCAGGCCCGGCTCACCGACCTGGTGCAGCCACCACGCGAAGCTGGGCTTCGAGGTATAGAGCGCGGTCGGATACGGATAGTCCTTGTCCTGCCATAGCTGCTCAATCTCGCACTGGTTCGGGAAGAGCATTTGCAGGTAGGTCTTCAGGAAGTGCAGGCCCCGGCCCTGCACGTCGCCCGACTTCCAGGCCCGGTACAGGTATCGAGTGGCCGCCTCTTCCCGGTCGCCTTGCAGCAACACCAGGCCGTCGGTGTTGACGGCCTTGCGCACGAGGTCGAACGAACCCAGGTGCGCCGCGCCAGACACGTTCACGTCGAAGACATCGGGCGCCATCATGTCGTTGAAGAGGTCGAGGAAGAGCCTCTTCAGGTCGCCCTCGGCGTCGTTCTCTGCATAGCTGGATTCCAGCGGCAGAAGACGCGGAAGCTGGGCGTTCGAGAAATCGAAGGTCATGGCGATCACCCGCCCCAGGTGGGCGTGACGATATTGGCCGTCTCAACGCTGACGGCCAGGCTATCGGCGGACACATAGCGCCACATTTCCGGGCGCGCCGCCAGCGAGGGCGGCTCCACGATGTTCACGGTCAAGTCGGAATCGCCGCTCGCCAGCGCGGCCACCTTCTGGCGCAGCAGCTCATACACGCGCTTGTAGAGTGGGCGGTTGCGGCCGCGACGCGACGCGGCTGCGGCTTGGCCGTACTCTGTCAGAGCGGCCTCGATGATCTTCTGGCGCACATCGGACGCGACATAGGACGTGCTCACGCGCGCGGCGACGGACATGGCAATCCGCGAACGCACCGGCGTGAAGAAATAGACTCGGTAGCTGTTGTCGGCTGCCAGGATCGCGGCCCGGATGCTTCGCTGCGTGTCGGTCAGGTCATCCTCAGCGATCTTCACCGGCGCCACCGGCATGGCCGGATCGGCCTCGTCAAGCACGGCTTCGCCGCCGTCCTCAGACAGGCAGGCGACGAACAGGGCGTTGATATTGTCCAGGCTCGGGCCTCGGGCCTGCTCTTCCTCAGTTTCGTTCCAGATGGACAGGAATTGCAGGTTCGGGAATTTCTTGCGCACCAGGAACCCGAACTCGCCCAGGAACACCGCATTGTCGTCATAGACCGACGGGTAGCGCGCGAAGTCGCGCAGCACGGACATGGGCATGGGGTTCTGGCCCGGCTGCAAGAGCGCATCCATCTTCAGTTCGACGACGGCCTCCAGCGGGGAGCCGATATACTCGAATGAAAACGGGCTGCCGAATGCCGGGTTCACCGCACCGTTTGTATAGAAGGTCGTCAGGGTGATTTCGGCGCCGTCCTCCGGCTGCACGCCCACCACCCCATTGAAGCCGAAGCGAACGTAAACCTGTTGGCGGTCGTCCGCCTCGACGTGGAACACCCGCTCGCCGGCCTCGGTGTTCACATAACGATTTCGGTAGACGTACTCACCCTGAGCATCACTCACGGCGATGGAGCACAGATAGCCGTCATCATCAGCGGCCGGGATGGGCACGGCATAGAAAGGCTCGCTGCCGGAAACGGTATGCGTGGTCTTGACCGCGCGAAGCTGCGTTGCCTCGAACGTGGCCTCCCCGCCGGCCGGGACGACGACGGCGGTTTCGACCCGGTACAGCAGGCCGGAGGAATCCAGCAGCGTGCGTGCGGACTCTACCTGGAAATCCTCCGTGCCGCCGTTGATCGCCAGCACGCGCACGCGCGCCGGCGTGCCGCTGCGGACGATGCCGCGCATGGCGGCATCAGCCAGGACGGTGGAATCGCGCACCTTGTCATACGGTTCAGCCTGCGCGGTTTCCACCTGGGCGGAAAGCATCGCCAGCATGGTCGCAATCGCGTCCAGGTGCTGCAACGTGCGCGGGTCGCCCGCCTGATACAGCGGGGCGATGGACTGGTAATTGCCGATGGTGTCGGCGATTCTCTTCTGAAAGTCGGCCTTGGTGTACATGCCTATGCCCCCGGCACCTGGATTGCCACGCCCGCCACTTCGACATACAGGTCAACCTGGTCAGGGGGCGTGCGGACTGCGTAGAGGTTCAACGATCCGGGGGGAAGGGCCTGGAGCGCCGGGATGTCCTGGCGCATCTTGGCGAGGAATGCTTCTGGCGCACCATCGGACTGCGGCAGTTGCAGCAACGCCTTGGCGTCCTGGCCGTAGTCGGAGCCAAGACTAGCCGCACACCGGCACGTTCAGCCAGTGCCGCACCATTTCCTGAATGTCTTTTCCCGTGACTCGTCGCCATGCCCAGAGTGTGCGTGGCAGGCAACCACACGGAATCGGTGGTTTTTCCGATTGGCGCGGCCGCCCTACCCGCCCAGGCCGCCGGTGACGACGTGGGCGATGCCTCGGTCGCGCACGTCCTGGCCCACGTCCGACCGCGACACGGCCACCTGCACGGGCTTGCCGGAATCACCCGACGCCATCGGCACCGGCACCGGCGGAGCTTCTGGGACACTCGGCACGCTGGGGGCCGACGGTACAGAAGGCGCGCTGGCGCTGGCGCTGATTGGCTTCATGGCTGGCGCAGTGACGCCATCGGGAACATCCGCGCCCAGCCGGTCGGGGCTGATCGGCGCGTTCATCGCGGCCTTCTCTTGCGCGGTAAGGACGGGTACGGTCGTTTGACCGCCTCTATGGCGAGTGGTTACGGAGCGCCCATCCTCGGAATAGGTCTTGCTTTCTGCGGCAGCGATGGACTCCCCGGCCGGCCGATCCGCCAATGCCAGGAGGCGGTCTTTTTCGTTCTTGGCGCGGTTCGCGGTGCCGGCCCGCACGGCCGCCGACGAGCTGGCGAACAGCTTGTCGTTGTTGGCGATCTTGTAATCCTGGATGGCGGAGACGATTTCAGCATCCGAAAGCTTGGAGACATCCTTTCCCGCAAGTGCCTTGCCAATCAACGAAGACTTCCCGCCGAACTGCACGGATGTGCTCCACACCGCGTCCTGAACAGCCGCCCCACGCCCGGAGAGGTCGATACCGCTCTTGGCGAGCTTCGCCATTTGCGGATCGAAATGCGTCTGCTTGATGAAGTCGTGCTGAGCACCGCCGAACGCAGGATCGTCCTTGGCGACCTCCTTCCATTTGGCGTTGAATTCCGGCGATCCAGGTTGCAGGCCCGCGAACTGATCGCCGTATTTGCTCGACTTCAGGAATTTCTGAAGCGTGCCCTGGGAGGACGATAGCTGATAGGTGCCATAGGATGCGCCGCCGAAATCTCCCCGGCCACTGGACACCGTTCCAGCGCCGCCTTTGCCAGACTCGAAGAGCTTGCTCGTCTGCCCCAGCACCCAGTTCCCGGCAGATTTCGCGCCCTTCCACGCAGCGGCCGCGCCGCGCCCGACCGTGGAATCCTTGACCGCATCCTTTACCGCACTTCCCGCAGCAGACGCCTTCTCGGCCACATAGGACGCTCCCGCCTTGACTCCATCAACCGCCCTGGCTGCCAACGACTTAGCGCCCTCCGCAACCGAACTGACGGCCTCGGATGCCTTCTTCGCAGCACCCTCCACGGCTTCGACGGCCGTGCCGACCCCAGGCAGGGCTTTCAGCCCCTCATAGGCCGACGACAGAAGGCCCGTGATCGAGTCCCATTTGGCCTTGGCGGAATCCACGAAGCCGTTCCAGCCCTTACTGATCCCCTCGCCAACGACCGTGAACCCAGAGACAACTGAATCCCACCCGCTCTGCACCCAATCACTCGCCGCGCCCCAGGCGGATGAAATCGTCGCGGTCGTGGCGGCCCACGCGCTCGAAATCTTGCCCGGAATGTCCGCGCTCCGAAGGTCGGACACCCAGCCGCCCACGGCCGTGCCGATGACCTGTCCGGCCTTGTCGCCAAAGAACATGCCGGCGGCCCCGCCGACAGCGCCGCCGATGGCGACACCGATTGGCCCGCCCAGGGCACCAACGGCGGCGCCCAGTTGGGCACCCGCCCACATCCCTCCCAGGGTTCCGGCCAAGCCTCCGGCTGCTTTCCCGGTGCGGTGATCCTTCTCGCGCCGGCTTAGCGTATCGTCCGTCTCGGAATCGTAGATGTCAGACGCCGCGCCAGCACCCGCCAGCAATCCGCCGATGAGCGGAATGCGGCGCAAGGCGCCACGCCCAAAGCCCAGCAGGCCCCGGCCAGCACCAGCGGCCAGCCGACCGGCGCCAGCCATCATTCCGCCAGCGCCAGCCGCCAGCGTCCCGACGCCAGGGATGCGACCCAGCAGGCCGGCCAGGCCGCCAAGCAGTCCGCCGCCACCCTCACCTTCCGCGACCGGCTTTTCTTCGATGGCCTTCAACCGCTTGGCGGCCACCTTGTTGAACAGCCCGTCATCTCGCCTGAATCCAGTCAGCGAAGAATAGATGCGCCTGAGCCACCCTTCCTGTTTTTTGTCGCTATCCCCGCCGGTCAGCAGCTCATAGCCGCGCGCCATCGGTCGCGCCACTTCGTTCATGGCCTTGATGGCAGGGTCGGCCTCTTCCATGCCGCCGCCCGACTCCTTGATGGCGCCGGAAATTCGATCAGCAATCCCACGCAGCGCGCCGGCTTCGCTGGGATCGCCGGGTTCTCGCCCGCCAGCCCCACCCGGCGCTCTTCCGTCGGCACCGCCCGCCGGGCCGGCGCCGCGCACGAAGCGCCCACGCCCGTCACGGGAAATGGGCTTGGCAATGGCTTGCCGCGTGGCCTGTCCGGCAGCGCGGACGGCGGCCACCGCCTGGCTGGCGGCTTCCGCCGCCATCGCGTCTTTCCTGATGGCGCTCGTGCCCGATCCGCCTGTCTGCGGCGTAGCGGCCTTGCGCAGAAGCGCCGCCGTCTGGCTTGGAGCGCGCGGGCTGCCCTGAGCCGGCGCCACCGGGCGGGCCACATCACCCCGGCCTCTTTCGGCGCGGCCATGGCGCGGCATCGAGCCGGCCCCGCCGCCGATCAGGGCGCGACGGATGGCGCGCACGTCGTCGCGGATGTCTTTCCAGTCCTTGAGGGCGCGCCCGATTTCGATTGGGTCGCCGGTCAGGAATCCTTGTGTGTCGCGCTTGAGCGCCATGCTACGGCCTCATGAATGTGTCGAGTTGCGAGAAGGACATCTGCATTTCCTCCAGACCATCCTCGCGTCGAGACAGGCTCAGCGCCATATTTGCCGGCCGGAACATACCGATGTCCTCGTAGCCGCCACGGTTGCTGCCCCTGGTGATGAAAGCGTGGACAACCTTGATCGTGATCGCGTAGCTGTCCGGCACGCCTACAGTGCCGTCGCGCGCCGCTGCCGCACCGTGATGCGCCGCGAACCACCTCTTGAGCGTGCCCTGCTGGTCGTCGATGGTGGTCAGGCGCAGCTCAACAGGCTCCGCCCCCTGCACAGCGTCGATCACGGCCCCACCCACGCGGCGCTTCTCGCCGGCGATGATGAACGGCTCATATTCGACCTCGGTGGCGAAGAGGTTGAACCGCTGCGACATATCGCCGTTCAATCGGCTCGAAACCTCGATCAACCAGAGGTTCTTCTTCGCCAAGTTCTGGCTGCGCATCTCGTCGTAGATGTTGCGCGCCTCGGTCGGGCTGATGCCCCCGAAAAGCGGCGTGGGCGATCCCCAGTACCGCGTCTGCGAGGCCACGCCGCCCATGCCGGGCAGCAGGTCGTTCAGCAGGCCGGAATCCAGCAAGCGCATCCCGGCGTCTTCCCAGTTGCCTTGCAGAATGTCGCCCAGGGCGCCGCCACCCACGTTAATCATGCGTTGGGTCTGGAGCGGCACATATTTATTGACCAGATTCATCGCGGCATTGGACGCCATGCTCTGGCCCATGCTCGTCACGGTCTTTGCCAGCTTCCCGCCGCCCAGAGCATCGGACGCGGCGCCGGCCGCGCTGCCCAGCACGGAATTCAGGCCCGACTTGATGGAGCCGAAAAGGCCGCTGCTGGAAAGGCTCTCGGCGACGTTGTTGTAGAGGGACATGGATCAGCCCCTCATGCCACCAAATCCGCCTCCGCCATCGTCGGGCGGACGCGCATCCACGACGGACGCATACAGCTTGGCCTGGTCGTCGTCGAGCATCATGGTCTTGACCAGGTATTCGACCATCACTTCCTTGCTGGCACCCAGCTCCTTCATCATCTGCATGGACTGCGCCAGCAACATCCCGGCGTTCATGGAGTCGGATCGCGTGCGCTGCTTCTCGGCCTCCAGGGCCGAAATAGACCCGAAGAAGTTGACCACCCAAGGACGCTCCTTGGGGTCGAACACGACGCCATAGCGACGCATGGTGTGGATGTCGATGACGTGGTTGAAGAAGTCGGCCAGCGACACGCGGATGATGCGCGCGCGCTCGGCAGCCTGCGCGGACACGCGGAAGAACCCGCCCTCGCCCAGGCCGCCGGAAAGCTGGTCAGCAAAGCCCAGCATGGACAAATCGACGCCCAGGGCGCCAGCCAGCATCCGGGCGTGCAGCATCACGTCCTCGATGCTGATAGTTGCGGCCCGGCCTGGCGCACCGCCATTGGCCGGCCCCACCGTGGAAAGCTGCTTTTCGTTGAAGACCGGGATGATATGTCGAATTCGCTCCATGACCGGGCGGCCCGTCTTCACGGCCTGCTCGGCATAGGCTTTCGACGACATGAGCATCGTCTTGACCGACTCGACGAACCGCTGCTGCTGGTCGAGGTTCATAGACTCCAGATTGACCGCCACCATCTGCTCGTCAATCGAATCCATCCACCGCTGCCCGACCAGGCCCAGCAGAGACGCCGTGAGGTTGTCGTAAGGCCCCTCGGCGCTGTAAAGCAGGGAGCCGCCGACCATGGCGGGCATGATGGGCAGGCTGTCGATGTCGTCCTCCGTGATCGCCAGGCGCACGGCCTTTTCGACGACGCCATACTGCGGAACCCATTGGACACGCGGCATTTTCAGGCGTGCCATCTGCGAAACGTCCAGCCGCTCGAAGCCCTTCTGGCCGGTGTAGACGGCAAAGCCGACCGTGCGGCTGCCGCGCTCGAATGGCTGCACCATCGGCGGGCGGATAGTCTCGTCCATGTGAACGTCCACAACGCCGCGCGAGTTCGTATAGAGGCGCGCGTAGGAGTCGCCGAATGCCGAACCGATGTAGGCAGCTTGGTAGGCCACCTTGTTGAACAGGGGCGCCAACTCGGCGGAAATTTCATCGACGATGGCAGATAGGCGCTTGTCCTTCTTGACGGACGCCTTCTTTTCGACGAACACCAGATCGCCATTCGTCTCGTGCCCGCCCAGGGCCGAAGTCACCAGCAACATGAGTGCCGTCGAAATGATGGGATCGCCCTCCATCATCGACCACTTTTCATAGATGATCTGACGCGCCCGCGCGCCTTTGTTGCCAGAGCCAAGCAGGGACGCAATCGTGGTCGTTCCGGCGCCATACATGAAGGCGTCGGAAGCAGTGATCTGCTGCGCCGGTGCGATATGGGTGGACGCCCACCGCTTTCCGGTCAAGCCGAAGCGGGCCAGGATTCCTGGCTTGGGCAGGGCGGAGGTTTTAGGGGTGTCGGCCATGTTGGCATGCTATGGCCTCGCCCCCTTTCTCACTGGCGATTTTTCCGTGATACCGCCGCCTCTTGCGGCAACGCGGCAGTCGGCTACGTCATGGCACCGAATACCGCGTCCAGAAGCGCGGGATTCTGCGCCGCCTTCTCGAACACCTTGGCATCGCGGACTGCCTCGAAAAAGCGGTCGAACGCGGCATTGATGCGCGCACGCTCTTCGCCCTCCGGGTAAGGCTTCCACTCGATCCCCAGCAACGGGTCTACATGGTGCTGATTGTCAGCGTAGACGCTCAGGTAGTCGTTGCGCCGATCCGCACTGGCGAGCTTGTCTTCCAGCCACGCCTGGAATCCGCGTGCGGCCATTTCTTCCGCGCCAGACCAGTATTTGCCGTAGCTGCCGTCGTCGAGGATGGCGGCCTCCTTGGCGAAGCTGGACACGGCCCGCCCGGTATTCAGGGTCATTGAGGTTTCGCCAGGCTGGGCATAGAACGCAGCAGCGAGCTTCCGCCAGCCTTTGCGGTTCTTCATGCTGCGCCGGTCTGCGCGGTCGCCGAAATATGCGTCCACGGACAGAACCGCCGCTTCGGCGCCGCCGGCGTCCTTGATGCCGCGCGCCAGCGGGTTGCGCGGGCTGTCGATGTTGGCGTGCGCCACCTTGATGTCCTGGTCGGAGAACTCAATACGCTCGGGCAGCCTGTTGTCGCCGGTCAGCATGGCCTCACGCAGTCCGGCCACCGCGTCGCGGATCGGGCCTGCCGGCAGCAGATCGGGTTTGAGCGTCACGAAGTCGCCTTTCCCGCCAGAGGCTTCCTGGTTGACCAGCTCATGCAGGATGTTGTCGATGGCATGAAACAGTTCATGGCCCAGGCATCCGCCGCCGCCCATCTTGGTCAGGTTGACGACGCGATGCACAGGCTCATAATGCGCGCGCGCTGCGTTCTTGCCGCCCGTGCCGCGCGCACCGAAGGCCATGCCAAGCCGGCCGCCAAGCCCCAGCGCGGACACCTCGATGCCCAGCATGTCGGCCATGTCGGCCATCGCGCCAGCGGTCTGCTCCACATGGAATTTTGCGCTGTTGGGGTCTTTCAACACCCAGTTGCCGGACTGCACGTCGCGCAGGCCCAGCATATCCTTCAGTGCCTGGGTGGAATTCACCGACACCGTGGCGCCGCCGCGCCGCTCGAACTGATCGGCGACGCGAAGCTGGAAATTGACCTCCCGTTTGGTGGCCCCGCGCGGCGCTGACGGCTTCTCCTTGTCTGCCCACGACCAGTCCTTGACCTTCCCCACCTTGGCATTGGTGACGTGCCCAGCAAAGGAGTCCGAACCCCGGAAGCTCCGGTAATGCACGAGCTTCACGAACCGTTCTCCGAAGGAGAGCCAGGATCGCGTCGTCTGGCTTTCCACCAGGTTGCGCGTTCGTGCGGCCTTCATGAGCGCATCACGCTGGCGGCTCATTTCGGTGATCTGCTTGCGCAAGGCTTCGATCTTCGGGTTCACGTCGGCACGAATTTCCCCGAATTTCGACCACAGCGCATCGGAGTGCGCCTGGGCCTCGTCCAGTTCGCGCTGTCGGTCGGCGCCAACGTCCCAGCCGCGCCGTTTGCGTTGCGCGATGACGCGCTCGACGGCGTAGACGGCACTGCGCGCCCTCTGGGCCTCCTGGTAGATGTCGTCGCTGGAGTTATCGAGCGCGCGCGCCTGGGCCGCCATCTCCTGCATCTGCTCGGTCAGCAGCTCATACTGCTCCGACTCATCAGGCCGCAGGCTGGTGCCGTTCAATTCGTCGCGGATTTCCTCCAAAACCCCAAGCACGTCGGCAACGGTCGTGACCGACTGCAAGCGGTCGCGGATCGACTCCAGCCCGATGGCGTAATCTCGGCGTGCGCTGGGGGTGTCCTGAGCGGGCGCCGGCGCGATACTGGCATAGATTTTGTCGATCAGGAATCCAGCGGCCGGCTCCATGCCGGCGTCTTGCAGGGCCTGCCAGTCGGTCTTGCCGAACAGGTTGGTCTTGACGACCATTTCCTTTGCCTGGCGCGGGTTCTGCTCGATGGCATCGAAGTCGATGTCGCTGGCGCGCAATCGCTGCCCCGTCTTGCGCGCACTGAATATCATGTTGGCAGCCTTCTCTTTGCGGCTGTCTGCGATGTACCCAGTGTCTCGGTATCGGTAGTTGGCGCTGTTCGGATCATCCGACAGCCCATCGTCTTCGGCGCCCTCGCCTTCCGTCGCGCCTGGGGCGTTCTCCACCTCTGCCTTGGCTGCGGCTGCCACCGCCCCCAATTCGACACGAAGCTGGTTCGCGCGGGCCGCCAGCTTCAGCCTCGTCAACGCGGCGGCCGGGCCGGTGCCGGCCTGGTTCAAGCCAGCCTTTATCCGCGCCAACTCGCCCACCAACTTCAGACGAGCCAGCACGCCGGAGTCACCGATGGCGGCGTCGAACGCCACGCGCGCCGGCTCGAATTTCAAACGCGGCGCAACATCCTCTGTAACAGAGTCCAGCGCCTGGCCGGCTTCGCTATTTGGCGTCACGAGTTCGGACGGAACGCCGTCGATCACGGCGTACAGCTTCACGTCATCACGAGGCGGCGGGGAAATCGCCACGGCCACCGAATAGAGCACCTTGGATGCCGTGAATTTCACACCAACCACGGTGCCACCAACGTACAGTGCAGTGCCATCCGAGCCGTCGAGCGCGATCCACACGCGACCGGCCAGTGCGTTGGTACTGGGAATGGCCGCTGCGGCCTTGCTGTCTACGGCGGCCTGATCCACCACCTTGAACCCCAGCCACGAGGCCGGAACACTCTGCTGCGTGCTATCCATTGTCTCGCTCCCTTATGCCAGCGACGACGTGGCGGCCAGCATCGCGTTCTGGTAGGCCGCCACGGCCTGCTCGAACAGCGCCACCATCTCGGGGTCGTCCTGGTTGCGCGTGTAGGCAGCCTCCAGAGAGTCGGCCAGGTCTGGCGCCAGAATGTCCGGCGTCGTGCCGTCGATCACAGACTGGAACAGGGTTTGGTCGGCATCCTTCTGCGAGTCGGGATCGGGCGTGGCCGGCTCAGCTTGGCTATCGTCCGCACCACGGCTGGCGGCCTCCGCGTTCACCAGAGCGATGGCCGACGCGGCGTCGGGCACTTTCCCAAGCTCGGTTGCCGCGCCAGTGATGCCACCATCGAAGCCCACAGTCAGGCGCACGATGAAATCGGAATCCGTCACTCGGATGTTGAATTGGAGCTTCTTGTCCCCGGCCCGCACCGCGCGCACATAGTCATTGTTCAGCACGCGCTTGAACCCGGCCTCGATCAGCTCGGGCACGCCTTGGTCGGCGGCCGAAGCGTCCGGCTCCGCAGCGGGTGCAGCGGCGGGCACGAGCAACGCATCGACCAGGCGCGCGGCGCCCTCACCAGACGGACGACCATCCTGCGGTTCGACGCGCTCGACACCAGCGGCGCCGACGTAGACCGTGGCATCGCCGGTGTCGTTAATGTCGATCCGACCGACCGTTTCGCCCCCTTTGCTCACCTTGCCGACGTAACCTCCAGCGACGCTATCGAGAATCGCAGCGACCTGCTGGCCGCCGGCGGCGTCCATCGTCATGGCCTCGGCCTCGAACGTGCCGCCAATGTCTCCCTCATCCGGCGCAAAATCGGCTTCCGTGAGCGCGGTGATTGCCTCGCGGATGCTGTCGGCGGTATCGGCCTCCAGTTGCGCCTGGGCGTCGCTCCCGTTCGCGCGGTTGATCGGCTCGTTCGTCTCGACCACCCCCAGGGACTGCTCCAAGGCGGCAACGGCCAGACCCACGTCGTCCAGCGCGGGGCCGGTGAACATTCCCCATTCCACGCTGGCGTCATTCCGCTTGGCCGCTTCGTCCATCGCGCGCGCCGTGGCGAACGGCGAGTCTTCGGCCTGGTTCACGCTGCCGGCCAGCCATGCCTTGAAATCGTCCGACGCGCTGTCGAACTGGTAGGCGGCGTCAACCAGCGCCGCCTTGTCGGACGCACTCGAATCGTCGCCAGTGGCGGAGTCGGCCGGCGCCTCAACCGCCCCCACCGACTCCAGCGCAGTGCGCAGGCCGCCGAACGCCAGCGCCGCCTTCAGGAAGCCGTTGAAGGTGCGATTGCTCACGAACACCAAGTCGCCGCCCTTCTTCAGGCCGTAGACAGTGGCCGCGCCGCGCTTGAAGGTGCCAACGTCAGAATACCCGTCGGCCACCTGGGCAAGCAGATATTGCTGGCCGTCCGACACCATGCCGGTGCTGTTGTTGCGCACATTCATGCGCTTGAGCATGTCCCAGGCGTCCTTGACCTTCCGGGCGCGCTCGCGCGCCTGCCAGGCGGCATCCTTTCCGGCTTCGATTTCAGCGCGCTGCTCCGGCGTGATGCCCGCCCATTCGTCGATCTGCTTCGCGCGATCCCTCTGGGTCTTCGCCAGTTTTACGCCCGTAGCCCGCTCGAACACCTCCATGCTGGCTTTGTTGCTGTCACTGCCGACACCAGCCAAGATGCTGCGCAGAATCTCAGCATCTTTCGCTTCGATGGCGCCCGTGACTCGATCCAGCCAGTCACTGCGGGCGGCCATGTCGATGCCGTGCTTGCGATAGACCGCCAGCGCCACATCAGACAGCGGCGCGTCGGCAGGCAGCGCAGCCAGATCGGCCGTCCCGGATTCCTTCAGGCGCTCCTTGGCGACAGCCTGAATGTCCTTGATGGCCGCCTGGTAGGCGTCGAGCGCCTGATTCCAGTCGGCGAATCCGGCCGTTTCGCCCAGGCCGGACAGACGTTCATCCCAGGTCTTGATTCCAGCCGCCTCCAGACCGGAAGCGGCTTTCTCGATGATGTCGAATTGAGCCGTGCGCGCCGCTTCGCGCAACTTCATGATTTCCACGTTGGCGCTGGCCGTGTCCACGACAGCATCCTTCGTCGCGGCGACCACGGCCGCATTAAGCACGGCCGCCGCGTCGCCGAACGAACGCACATAACCGTCGATCAGGGCCTGCGGGTCAGCGGTGCCAGAGTCTTCGCCGGAAGCCGCCTGCGCGCGGCGCTCTGCCTCTGCCGTCGCATGGCCGTCAACCTCCGCCGCATACTGCTCAGGCGTTTTGGTCAGGTCGTCAGGGATTTCGTTCATCGCCCAGCCGACGATGTTCTTGCCCGCGCCAACCTGAGTGAAGGTCGGCTGAGCCTCCATGTCGTCCTTGTAAAGGCGGGCGTCGCGGGGTTCGCGGCTTTCCCAGCCAAGCGCGCGCATGGCATTGCGGACATCGACGATACGGCCCTGGAAGAATGCGTCGAGCCGGTCTTGCCAGTAGAGTTGCAGGGACTCATCGTCGCGCACCTTGGCATAGCCTTCGGGCGTGGTCGGGTCGAAATCTTCGGGAGCGGACGCCGGATCGCCCAAACCAAGCTCCTTCTCAATTTCGTGCAACTTGTCGAACAACACATCCTCGGCCTTGCCCTGGTCATAGCTCTTGAACTGCTGCGGCGTGAGCGTGTCCACGAACAACGACAGAATCCGGTCGGACTCGATCACCGTTTCGGAATTGCCTTCATGCTTCGCCGCGAGAACCGAATCGTGCAGATGCTTGATGACATTCATTTCCTTGATGACCGAAGGGTCGAACATCTTGGTGTAGTCCACCTGCGCACCTTCATCGCCGGACAGACCGGGCAGCTCGAACTTGCCCTCGAACGGCTTGAATTTCCCGCTGGCCTGGTGGAGCACCTTGATCGGGGACGAAGAATCCACGCTCCCGCCCCAGCGGCGATACAGTTCCACCTGCACCTGGCCGCCCCGGATCGCATCGCGCAGCTCGTCCACCTGGCCGGCCGAAGCGTCGGTCGCGGTCATGCCATCGCGCGAAACCGTCTCGATCTTGCCGCCCTCGACGCGATACGCACCCGAAGAGCCGCCCACAATGTGGCCCGCCACACGATAGCCGGCAGCCAGATAATCCGCCGTGACGCTGCCCCAGCCGGAAAGGAACTGATCCACCTGCTCATCGGACACCGCCGCCTTCTCGGCCGCCATTGCTGCGCGCTGCTGGTCAGGCGTCATCTTGTGAAACGGCACCTGCTCTTCCAGGATCGTCAGCTTCCACGCGATGGCGTTGGCCGGCGCCACGCCAAAGCCAGTGCCTTTCGGGCCGCGCACGACCATGCGGCCGGTGTCGGGGTTGATCGACTCGATGATGCCCTCACTGCCATCATAAATTCCGGCCCCAAAGCGCACGCGCTGCCCAACAGCGAACTTCGGCTCCGGCGGTTCGATACCAGCCGCCACGCGGGCCGCCTTCATGTCGGGATTGCTCTTGAGGCCAACCATCCATTGGTCGAGGGTTCCGGTCTGATCGGGATTCGGCATGGACACCACCTCGCCCGGCATGCCATCGTCGATCCAGTCGTTCAGTTCACGATCCGACATGATCGCGGTCTTCCCGGACAGCACCAGGTCGCGCTTCTCCTGGGCCGGATTGCGGGCCGGCCGTGCCGCTGCATCCTCGGCCTCCACCTTCGCCACTTCAAGCTCGTGCTGAGCGGCGGCCAATTCCGACTCCAACCCAGAAATTTCATCCTTCAGGCCCTGAATGGCTCCCATTCGCTCAGCGCGCTTGGCATTGGCGCGCTGGAACGCGGGGCTGTTCTTCTCGGCCAGGCGCATGATGCGCCGCGCCACTTCGCGCACGTTCAGGTCAGCACCGCGCTCCGGTGCGACCGCAATGGTGATGTCCTTCTTGTTCAGCAGCCACTTCCAGGAAATTACCTCATCGGTCGGCGCCATCTTGTTCGGCGTCACGTCCGGGTTGTGAAAGAAGATGGTCATGGTCTGGCCGTCGGACAGCTCGAAAATGGCCGCCACGTTGGCGACGCCGCGCTGCTTGAACGGATCGGTGATCTGCATGGCAACAGGCTTCACCGAGTCGCCGGTGCGCTCCATGATGCCGCGCAGCAACTCCATCTTGCGTTCCAGCTTGGCGTAGGGCGTCACCAGAGCATCCAGGGCCAGGACACCATCGGCGTCATCCATGATTTCCTGGGCGGTCACGGAATCCAGCAGGAGGCCATCGCTACCGTCGGCACGCCGAATCTCATACAACACCTGGGCCAAGGTGGCGTCGTAGGGCTGGGCGTCGGTGTTCCAGTGAAATTTCTTCATGGTTTCAAATCCTTCCTTCGGTAGGATGTCGGCCCGAAACGGGCTTTTCAGGTCGCCGTTTTTCAGCCACCACTTGAGTTGGGAAAGGGACGCCGGGACGAGGCTTTCCAGCCCGTCCCAGCCGCGTTCATAGCTATGCAGGTAGGCGTCTCGCGCCGACGCAATGTCAGGGAAGGCCAACATCACCTTGTGCTCGTCGAACTGCCCGCCGATGTTCTGGTTGACGACATAAACCCGCTCGGACTGCGGGTATGGGCCGATGAAGCAATCCACGCCGTCGCCGTCCGCGCCAGTCGTGCCGCCGATGTACCCGTAGTGCGCCGCCATGCGGCTCGACCACGCCTTGCCGGTCGCCTCGTCCACGCCATAGCGCGTGCTGCCGCGTGGCTGCTCGATGACGAGGTTCAGTCCATACAGATTCACCCGGCCCATCCTGTAATTGCCGGCTCGACACTGAGCTGCCGACGGCTCTGGCGTCAGGTTCTGTCCGAAGGCGCCCTCGTGGGCTGCCGCTTCAATGATGTGGAGAGGGGTGCTTTCCATGATCCTGGCCGGCGTTATCAGGCTGCGGTCGGCGCGGCGGCGGCCCTGATGGCCTCGATCTGGCTGCGCACGTCGGCGATGGCATCCTTCAGCGCATCACGCTTCTGCGTCAGTACCTGCTCCATCTTCGGCGCGGCGGTACGGATGCCGGCCGGCGGGCGCACTTTCGCGGCCGCCATGGTCTTCTGGAACTTGACGCGGCCGGCATCCAGGGCTTGCACGATTTCCGCGATGGCCTTCACATGATCGTCCTGGTTCTTGATGGGCAGCGTCTTGCCGTTCACCAGCACCTGGAAGATGTCGCCCGACTGCTTGATGCGCAGCACGACCTTCTGGGAGTCAGCAAACGTCAGGGTCATTTCTCGATAGGTGATGCCTGCCGAACGCTTCACCGTGGTCGGCACGTCCTGCTGCACCACGTTCGTTCCGGCACGAGAAAAGAGGCGCACGGCCTGCTTGGCCGCCTTGTCCTTTGCCGACAGGTCTTCAAAGCTGAAAAGCAGGTTCTTCATGATCTGTTCCTTCTTCCTTAAATCGGGTCGCCGGAGTCGTCTCCGCCCTTCACGACGCCGCCGTGCTTGTGGTCGCTGCCCACGTTCTTGCCGTTATGCTTCAGGCTTCCGCCCTCAATCTCGAAACCGCCCTTCACCGTAGACACCTTGCCTCCGCCGCCCTTCACTGTCAGGCCCCCGGCTACGGTCAGATTCCCGGTGCAGGTTGTTTCCGGCGAATCAATCGTTGCCTGCGGGGCCTGCACCGTGACATGCGAGCCGGACTTGACGAGCACGTCCCCATTGGCAATCAGGTTCATCACCGCATCAGCGAGCAATTCCATGTTGGCATGGTGCCAGCGTCGCCAGCCCGTCGAATTTCCCGCCTGCGGGTTCCGATAGCCGGTGATGATGGGATAGCGGGCATCGCCGCCGATGAATGCAACCCAGACCGGATCGCCCGCCGTGATTTCGATTTCGGTGGCGTTCGCCCCGGCACGCGACTTGTCGCCCAGGGAATACTCAATCTCGGCCAGCGGCAGCACGTCGCCGCCGTCGGTCAGGCCCGGAATCTCCACGCGACACATGCGCGCGCCGGCGTCATAGCCGCGCACGATGGCCGGGTAGCGGCCTGGCAGAAAGCCGTAGGTTTCGCCGTCCCTCATTCTTCAAGGCTCCCCACCCAGAGCCGGGTATAGGCGTCCTGGGCGCCGCCGTCATCCGTACCGCTGCCGAAGAAATGCGCAGCCGTGATGACGGCCAGCTTGACGCCGCCGGTGTAGGCGATCAGGTCGCCGGCCGCGACGTTCCCACGCAGCGTCGTGCGCGATGTCTTGCGATGCACGAGGCAGCGAGTCATGTTGCGCAGGCGCTGGACATCCTTGAACGGGGAGAAGCGCGCGGCGCGCGGCTTGTCCCTGTTGCCGAACACCGCCTCGCCAGATGCGGACAGCGAGAAAAACCAGGGCACGGTATGCCGTTCGAGAAACCCACTTTCCACGTCCTCTGAGGCGTTGTCTGGCAGCGTCAGCACCGTGGCCTGCTTGAACATATCGCCCAGGCGCATGAATTGCAGCTTGCCGCCCTTCCAGCGCACCGAACCACCCTCTTCTTGCAGCAGGCGTGCAATGTGAAAGGTCGGCGTGTCGCCCACCGGGCAGCAGAATCGCGGCACCGGAAAGTCCGCATCCACGCCCCTGATAGTCGCCCCGGCGGCCCGATAAATGGCGGCCAGGGAGGCATTCTCCTTGATGATGGCCCGGCTGCGCACATAGGCCGCGCCGTGGCACGAATCCAGCAGAGCCGTGACGCTGAAGGCTTCTTCGTCTCGCTGGCCTTGCGTGGATCGACCTGCAATCTTCTTGGATTTGACGATGCGCAGCGCGTCCCCACCGACGCTCAGGGTCTGGCCCTCTGCGAGAAGTTTGTCCAGGCCGGCGTCGCCGGAACGAATCTCAGCCTCCAGCGTCAGGGGGATCGGGGAAAGGTCAGAGCGCAGCGTGGCGGACTTGATGAGGTCGCCGCGAAGTTGCTTGCCGTCGGCGAAGGTCACTATCACGACTACACCGTCAAGATCGGTTGGAAGAAGGCCCGGTGCGGCATTTCCGCTTCGATCTGGGCGATGTCTCCGGCAATCTCGCCGGCGGATCGTCCGAACGGATCAATGCCCATGCCGCGCGACGCTTCGAGTTGCAAGGCCGTCTCGCGCTCGACGTACAGCAGGAACAAGGGGCGAATCAGCGCCCACTCGGATTCGTTGATTTCCAGGTCGCCGTCGATGTCCGGCACGGAATCGGCGCCCTCGCGCGCACGAATGACGGCATACCCGGCATAGAACCGAGTAGCCGCCGTCGCTTGCGCAAGAACCGTATCCTCGTCCAGCAGGTTGCCGGCAGGTCGCTCTTGCGTGGCGAATTGCGAAGCCAGCGCAGAGAGCTTTGCCATTACCGATAGTCGTTCGAGTTGCCGGCGCTGGTTTCGCCGAAGTAGTGGAAAAACACCGTGCCGGTAATCATCAGCACCTGGGAACGGTTCTCCCAGTCGCGGTCGGGGTCGTCCACCTGGACGAAGCAATCGACGATATTCTTGACGCGCAGGTATTGCTGCGGCGTGCCTTCGTACACCTTGGCGTTGAAGTAGCCGCCCTTGGCGATGAGGTTCACCAGCATCTGATCGACGCTGCCAGCCACGTCTTCCAGCAGGGAGATTTGGCCCTGGTGGCCGATCTTGATCTGCTGGGCCTGGTACATCATCGCGCCCAGCGGCATCGGAACTTCGATTTCGCCGGCGGGCGCGGTCTGCGGCCACGGGAACTGCTTGCACTTCAGCCAGCTTTGCTCGAAGCCCTCGATTTCCAGAGAGAAGTCGCTGGAAATAGCCTTCGCGCCCAGGGCGCGGGTCGCGTCATAGTGCCCCTTCAAAAGGGCAGAGGTAGAAACGGTCATGTCGTTGTCCTTTCGTAGGGGATGGAGACGTGTGTGGTCACTGTATGGCACCCCACGGATCGCACTCGCCGCAGTTTTCCGGCGGGTCGCTATTTCGGGGCCTGAGGCGGATCGACAGTCACCGTGCCAGGCGAAACTGCGAACTGCCGCACTTCGGCATTGGTGCGCTGCGACTCGCCGGTGGTGCCGAACCAGAACGCGAGCACCTGCTTGAGTTCGTTGAACCAGTAGCCCACGATGGTGCCGATGGTCAGGCTCGCCGTCGCATCGCGGAGCAAGGTGTCGGCCATGCCCGAGAAGACGAAATACACGATGCCGCCGGCGCCCAGAAGCAGCAGGACGGTGATGGACGGGCGCACCCAGTCCTTGGGTTGCTGGGCGGCGAGCTTGCGCGCACTGTCGCGGTCGGCAGCCTCGGCGGCATACTGCGCCGCGTCCGCTTGCAGGCGGTTTTGCTCCGCCGTGACCGCGAGTTGCTGGAGCTGCACCTTGGAGTTGACTTCCAGTTCCTTGAGCTTGACGGCCGCTTCCGGGTCGCCCAGCAAGGCTTTGGAAACAGCATCGGGCGTGGCGTCGGTATTGAGCGCCGTGGCAACCAGGCCGCCAACAGCGGCGCCAGCCGGCCCACCGAGAATTCCACCCAGAATAGGAGCCGCCTTGCCGACGACACCCGCAACGTCTTTCCAGTCCATTTTTACACCCCTCCCATTGTCGGCCGCCACCACGCGCCCCAGGTGAACCACCAGAGGACGAGAAAGTCGGAATAAATCATCACGAATCCTCCGCCATGTACTTCAAATTGCCCACCACGCGCCGCGCCCAGCCTTTCCCGAAGGTCTGCCAGGTCGAAAGCCGCGTATAGAAATCCAGGCGCTCCGCGTTGAAGCGCGCCAGCACATCCGTCACGGACATGGCGCGCACCGCCGCAAGCGTCACAGGGCCGACGACGCCATCATCAGCGACGGTCGCGGCACGCTGGAGGAACCGGATGGCTTGGCCGATGCCGTGATTCACGGCCGCATCGAAAACCTGGAAAGCGATGGCCCCGTCGTACTTATCAGCCTGCGCACGCCCCCAGTAGGCCGTCCGATAGATTTCCTTGGCCTGCTCGCGCGTCAGGTCGCGCATGGTGCCGGTATAGCCCTCGGCGCGCGCGGTGCGCAGCGTGATGCCCCAGTTGGTTTCCCCGCCGGGGTCTTCCGGGTGGTTCACATAACCACCCTCGTGCCCAATCAGGCGCTCGAACGCGATGTCGAAATTCATCACTTGCCCCCGGAAATATTCTGGACGATTCCGGCCCACACAGCGGCCGCCATGGCCGCCGCCGCAACGCCGATAAACGCCAGGGTGCCGTGGTCGGCGATCCGGCGCAGCTTCCTGCCGAAGCGCAGGTCTGCGCGGAATTCCTCGACGCTCTCGGGTCGATCCACATCAACACCAAGAATTGCGAAGACCTTTTTCACGGCGCGATCCGCCGCCTCCGCCGATACCGTTTCAGGGGACAAGCAATGCGGGTCGTGCGTGTGTTTCTCCGTCATCATCGAGTCCTCGCAATGGTCTTGGCGACGATGCCGCAGGCACGGATCACGTCGTTCAGCCGGTTCACAATTGCAGCCTGCGTTTTCAATTCGGACTCCCTTCCCTTTTTCCAATCGTCAAACGGCTTTCCATCGAAAAACCGCTTGACGACGCTAGGCTGCATAGCCATCGCATCGTTGAGTGATGTAGAGGAATATATGGTGAGGCTAGACGCCATCCCCATCAGGTTTTCCGACCAGCTCGCGCGCCATTCTGGAGATGCAGGTATGAACCGGAAATCGCGCCGGCGGCAGGTTGTCTGCCACCCCTCCTTTCGGCATAGACACGATGCCGTCGTCAGTGAATTCCAGCTTGAAAAAGTGGTGCAACTTGTCGCGCCCCTCGAAGTACAGCGCCATCAGCCTGGCGAAGTCGCTGTCCGGGTAGCCCTTCAGCACCATCACGCGCGACAGCAGGAATTCGTCGAACGCGCCCTCGCCATCGGCGGCGTCTGGAACTTCTTCGCCGGCACGCACCAGTTGCGCGGCCATCGCGCCAAAGAGCCAATGCAGGCGGCCGGAAAGGCCCTCGATTTCACCGGCCATACGCTCGATGGACTCTGCCATCGCGCCAGTCAGGTGGCGGATGTGCCAGGTGTCGCCCTCGACCTCCCCCAGTTCAATAGCCTGCACCGATGTCTGGATGTCGGCCTCGCCTTGCAGGTAGTCGGAATAGTGCCCTTCGCCCAGCGCGAAATCGGGGCCGTCTTCGGTGGTGGCGGACAGGTAATGGCAGACGGCCAGGATGCGCTCCTGCACCGTCCAGCGCGCCGGGTCTTCCACGGCAACCTTGGCGGCATCGACGACATAGCGCAAGAAGGCCGTGGTGCAGGCTTCTTCCATGTGCCCAGGCATCGCGGCCAGGGCCAGCGAGTCGCCGATGGAAAGCTCGCGCAGTTGCACCGTCAGGCGGCGCGTGCGCAAAGGCGGGAAATAGATCATGAGGGAACGGCTCCTACGAAAGAACGACCTTCTGCGTGTTGCTCCAGTCCTTGCGGTCTATGGCGGTCAGCGTGCAGAGGGTCATGGGCACGGCCAGTTCGACGTACTGGCCGTTGGCATCGACGGGTGAATTCATCGGCTGGCCGATGGACTCGATCACCAGAGGGGAATAGGTTCGCCCCTTGTATTTCATAGCGATTCGCGTGGGCGAACGAGATGGCATCAGGGCCTCGATGTAGCCCATGTCGCCCTTCGTGGTTTCGGCGGCGCGCGCCAGCAAGGAGCCGTCCTTGGATAGCTCGATGGGCAACGCCCATTCCATGAGCTTGTTGAACGGGGCCTCCACCTCGCTGGCCGGATCACGCCAGGCCCGGAACAGGGCCACGACCTGAATCTTCACCGGCGGCATGCCGTTGAACACCTGCGTGCTGTTCAGCTTCGTGATGCCGGTGCGCCCCTCGAACTGCTTGAGGAAGTCGTTCGACTTCTGCTGGGCGCTGCCTTCCGTCTTCGTGCCGGACTTGTTGCCCGGCAACAGAACATCGACGATGGGCTGGAGCGCGCCGGATTGCAGCATTGCCATGAGCGCCGGGGCCTTCGACTCTGGCCCGGCCTGCTCGAACGGGCTTTGCCAGTTCAGCACCATCTCCATGCTGGCGTCGGTGAGCGGCGCGGCCACGGTGATCGGATCGCTTTTCGCGGTTCTGCCCCAGGTATCGTCCCCGGTCTTGACCACCTCGTAAAAGCTGGCGATCAGGTGCGGCGACAGCCCATCCCATAGCGACCCAAGGGACGGACTGACAAGGCTTGGCACAGCGCCAGGTTGAAGATTTGTTGGCATATATGAAAAAGGGCGCTACCGCACGAGGCAGCAGCGCCCAGGCCCCATCATGGCAAGGAGAACGAGTTACAGGCCCGCGCGCCGGCGGATACGCATGGACTTCATGCGGCGCATCATCGCCCCGGCGGAATGGCTCTTCATCCGCGCCTTGCGGATGGCAACCTTCTGCTTGGCGGACAGGCGCACCTTGCCGGAAACGCGCTTGTTGATACGCACCTTCTTGCCGCCGCGAATGACGATCTTCTTGCGGTAGGCGGCATCCAGGGCGGGTTCCTGGTCATCATCGGAGAACACGAAGTCGTCGATGTCGGCGCCGGCGTCGTCATCGCCTTCAGGCAGCGAGGACGCCACCAGGTCGCGCACGCGGTCGGCGGTGTCGCTGTCCCAGTCGTTCAGCAGCGAACTCGCATCGTCTTCGGACACGCCGCACTTGATGAGATAGTCCCAGGCGGTGTTGAGCGCCACTTCCAGGACGCCCTGTTCGTCTTCCGTGATGTCGCCGTCCTTGTTGGCATCGGCGATACCCACGAAGAGCGCAACCAGGCGGTCGGCGTAGCTTTCGCCCTCGTCCAGGTCGTCCGTTTCCGCCCACTGGTGGATGGCGGCCACCGCCGCCATGGAGATGTCGGCGACGGTGTAGTCGTCGGCGCCGTCCAGGGCCGGCTTCTTGTCGTCGGCGCTGTCCAGCGTCTTGCGGGGAGCCGGATCGGGGCGCTTGAGCGCGCCGCGCAGCATTTCGGTCACATTCATGATTCTTCCTTTCCTCTATACGGTTGCGAATGCGGTTACTTGCTCAGGGTCTGCGTCACGATGGTGCGACGGTTCGTCCCGTCGTAGCGCACTGCGTAGGTGACATCCATGTCTTCGTAGGGCCGAACCTCATTGGGCCGCACGTCATACAGGAACGCCTTGCCGCCCATTTCCGGCTCGCTGGACGGCACGATCCACTTGGACGCCTCCGCACCCTCGAAGAGGGTCTTCAGGAAGTCCTTGGTCTTCTTCACCGACATTTCCATCGGCAGTTGCAGGTTGTCCTTGGCCGCGCGCGTCACAGCCTCGTCGATGCTGGTGCTCATGTCGGCCACGGCGATCAGCTTCTTGAGGCTGGATTCGACCAGCGCGCAGGTCAGAGAATCGCGGAACACATAGCGGCCGCCGCCGGTGTAGGTTTCGTACACCACCGGGTTGATCTTGGCCTTCGCCAGCGCGTTCAAATCCTGGTCGCGCAGCTTGATGGTCTGCGTGATGCGGGTGCGCTGGATGGGCCATTCGCGGCCCGCCACCGGGTAATTCTTCGGTGCGAAGCCTTTGGCATTGACCTGAGCATTGCGGCCGCAGGCGTAGGCGATGTTCAGCGTCGCCGTGCCGATGAAGCCATTGGGGTTCACGCCGGTCGGGTCGTCGCTCTTGAGCGGTGCCCAGAAGGCGTGCATCAGATGCGCGGTCAGGCTGGCGCCCATGTTGAGCTGGTTGACGAACGCGATGGCCGCTTCCACCGGCAGGTTTCCGGGGATGTCGAAGCGAAGTTGGCGGTTCGTGTCGAACGCCAGTTGCGCAAGTTGCGCCAGCAGGGCCGGGGCCTGCGTGCCGCCGGACGAGATATAGGCGTAGTCGAACTGCGTGTATTGCAGCAGCTCGCGTGCGCGCATGTAGTCCTGGGTGGTGTAGGCCGTGCCGCCCTCGGTGAAGCACACCTGCACACCGGACTTCGCCCACTGCTGGCGCCCGTTGGCATCATAGCCATAGGCTTCGGAGTCGGCGGCGATGACGGCATTGGCGCCCAGGACGCCGGTTTGCAGCTCAACGGCATCAGTCCGGGACTGGGCCACGTCGGGCAGATAGTTCGAGTTGCCGTAGTCGTCCTTGGAGTCCGCTTTCAGCGAACCATAGAACTCGTACAGCAGATTGTCGTCCTTGTCGCGCAGGCGCAGGGTCAGCTTGTCATTGGCGACATCCAGGCCGGCGTCCTGCACCGATTCGGCACGGAACTCGACCTGAATACCGTCGTTGTGGCATTCCAGGTGCTTGACGGCGAACAGGAACGGGGTGTCCAGTTCCTCGAAATCGTCCTCGGTCATCACCGAATAGGTGAAGGCGCCAGTCGGCTCCGGGGCCACGGGCGGTTCGGCACCGGGGTCGCCGGCGGTCATCTCGGCGGCCACCACCAGCCACTTGATCGCGGCGGCTTCCGTCGAAAGGCGCTGGACGATGGCCTGATAGGCCCCCTTGTTCAGGGCCTCCACCACCTGCACCCAGGCTTCATTGAGGGCCGACAGGCGCATCTGCTCGCCGCTGCCCAGCTTCTTGAACACGTTGCCGCGATCCACGGCGAACGGCTTGTCGATACGGCCACGAGTGGCCCGCATCATGATTCCGAACACCTGGTCGGAGTTGTCACCAGCGGGAATCTCGGAGTTGTCGCGCAGCGGGTTAAGCTGAACGCCGGATTCCGCACCGAGTTGTCGCACGAAAGCGGTACTCATGGCCTCTCCCTTCTATTACTTGCCGCCGGCTTGGCCGTCAGCAGAGCCGTTTGCATCACCGGCAGCGCCGGCACCTTCACCGCTGGCGTCACCGCTGGCATCACCGGCCGCCTTGCCGTCGCCATCGGCGGCGGGCGCAGCATCCAGCAGCGCGGCCAGGTCGGCCTTCTTGGCGTTGGCCGGGAAGTCGATGCCCTTGGCTTTCAGCGCATCCCTGATCTGCTCGGCGGACAGTCCGTCAGACGGTTTCTTGACGACGGATTCGTCGCCCGTGCTGGCGTCACCGGCCGCCTTGCCGTCGCCATCGGCGGCGATAGGGCCGTCGGAAATGGTCACGGCCAGCGCGTAGCGGTTCAGTTCGGCGATTTGCTCGATGCTCGACGCCACACGCTGGAACAGGTCATGCGAAGCCACCTTGACGGTCTTCGTATTGCCCGTTGCGTGCGCGACGTGCTTCAGGAACAGGCCCGGCACCTCGGGGAAAACCACGTCGCGGGGCATGTGGTTCTTCACCGTGATGGCGAGCGGATATTTGGCGCCGGCGAAAGCCTCGGCGACCAGTTGATTGGCGTCCTTCCCCGTGAGGGAAGGAGCGCCCAGCTTGACGATCTTGGTCATGTTGGTGCTCCTTTCCGGCCTGGCCGATTAGCGCAGGTTGGTCACGTTGATGGTCGCGCAGCCCAGCGAGGACGGGCCATGCGGGTTGACCGCCGTGAAGTTGCGGGCGTAGAAACCGGCGCCTTCGCGCAGGTCGTCACCGGCCAGCAGGGGCTTGACGGTCGGGGGGACGGCATCACCCAGGACGATGGGATTGCGCGCCACGTCGGTAGCACGGCCCACGCAGAGGATGCTGCCTCCCGTGCCTGTTTCTTTCACCTCCTTCGGGGTGTAATACACCTCGTAGCGACCGAAGAGACGGCCCACGCGGTAGATGCCCGGACGCTCGGCGATGCCGGACGGCTCGAAGATGTCGTTTGCGAGCGTCTGGAATTGCGAGGCAATATCCTTGCCGACGTACAGATGCGTGATGCCATGGTTCATGGTATCGACGGCCATCTGCTGCGAGGCGCTGGCGAGGGTGGAACCGAAGTCGTGCCAAATGTCATTGCGCTTCAGTTGCGTCGAGCGGGTGGCCCACTGGAAGTCGTAGTCAGACTGATTATTTGCAGCGAGACGACGAATTTTCGCCAGCGCGTTGTAGTGGCGCTCGTTGGCGAACTGGTTCTGGATAGCGATGATGCTCTCGCTATACGGGTCGAGATTCAGTTCGTTCGACATCTGGGTGCGGCCGTCGATGCTCTGACGGGTGATGACGCGCCACGGGGCAGCGTACAGCGGGAACGTATCGACAGAAGTGATGATCGTGGGAGTCACGCTGGGATCACGCTCGAAGTCGATAAAGCCTTCCACCGTCACGGGGATGGTGTCAGGCATCTTCGGGGTCGTGGTCAGCGCATAAACGCCGGTGTCGGTATTGATGGTGCCGCCGATCACATAGATGGTGCCAGCGATGTTGATGCTGCCGTTGACGGGCGAATTGCCGGTGCCGGAACTATTGATCGGCTCCTGAGCGGCGAGGCGGCCATTGACGTACACCTGCGTGCGACCGCGCAGCAGCTTAACGCCAGCAGCACCCTGGTCGCAGGTGTCGCTGTCGGTCTGGCCCACGGTCAGTTTGCCGCCCACCGTGCCGTCGTCAGCCGACGGGGTGGACGTGTGAACGCGGGAGGCGCCGACATAGGCGTCGCCGGAGTGCGTGCCGTCCAGCAGATCGTTCTGCTTGTAGGCGCCGAAGGTGTTGCCGGCCTGGTGGCTCACGATGGCGAGCTTGGCTTCGTTGGAGCCAATGTCCGCCGGCAGGTAGTGCGCGAACGGAATGGCCTCAGCGAAAGTGGTCAGGATGGACACCACAGCGCGATTCGGCTGGATGGAACCCTGGTCATGATGAANGGNCGATGCAGAGTCCAGCGCGGCGCGTATACTTGACCTTGGCGTCGGTGGAGGTGGCGTAGGCCAGGTGCAGAGCTTGCTCGGCCACGTCGGCGGGGACGCTCATGCCGTGCTGCTCTTCGTAGATTTTCACGCCATCGAGGATGGCGCGGGTGACGCGCCCCTTTTCAGCGTCATCCTTGCAGTCGTCGAGGACGGCTTGCAGGGTCTTGGGGATCGAGACGCCCGTACCCTGGTTCGTCGCGGTCGCCATGAAATCGGCGGCTGCGGCGCTATCGAAGGTGCCGCCGGGGGCGGCATTGTCTTTCAGGGAGGTGATGAAATCGGATACTTCGGCAGTCTCGCGCTTGAAGTAATCCTGTTGGATTCGCTTGGTCATGGGTTCGTGTCCTTTCGGAGAAGTTCAAACACAGATGCCGACTGGTTGCCGACTGCCGATCATTCTCTAGGGATACAAAGCCGCGCTGATGGCCGTTTTTCCGGGTTTTATTTCCCCCTGACGGAAAGCTATGACGGGCGCCGTTCGCCGCTCTCGAAATCCTCACGCCCGTCCATCGCGTGATGCACGGCCAGGCGCGGATCGTCATCGCCAGGTGACGGGCGGCACCAGCACGACGCGCTGGCCTCGTGCTCCCGGAGGTCGCCAAGCGGGAGGACATGGATACGATCAAGGTTCATCCGGCGCATCCTCGTCGAGGTCTTCTGTAGGCCCGGCCGGCAGGTGCAGGTCGTCGCGGCGGTTCATCACATAGCGGGTCGTGTAGGGCGGGATGTTGGACGTGGTTTCGTAGCCGACCACCTCGAACGCGATCCGGGCCGGGTTCGGGCCAACCCCCAGCAGCAGGTAGATCACATCGGTGGTTCTCACGTCGAACCACTCCGGGCTGCCGGAGGGGCCTTCCGGCTCCACCAGGAAGCGGTATTCGTCGATGCCGCCCGTGTTCGCGTCCTTTCTGTCCATCATCGGCGCCGGGCTGAATCCATCCGCCGGCAGGGCATAGCCATTGCCGACGAAGGCATATTCGTACTGCTCTTCGTCGGCCGTGTTGAGCACGGCCAGGCCGCCCAGCGTCGGGTTTCCATCCACAATCCCGTCGCCCGTGCGCGTGACCGTCTTGCGGAACAACTGGCAGTTGAAGGCGTTGGGGTGGTTGACCACGACATTGCGGGCCATTCGGTTGATTGCCTCGGGCACGTTGTTGAGCATGTCCTATCCATTCTGGTTCTGTTGGGCCTGGGCCAGCAGCTTCATCACCTGGTCGGGCGTCATGCCGAACTGGGCTGCCAGGGTCTTTGCCGACGCCTGCACGGCGCGGCGGGTGGCGGTCGCCTTGCGCTTTGGCGGCGGTGGAGCGGCTTTCTTGGCGGCCCGAATGAGCGCGGCACGCTCGCGCGCACGCTGGCGCTGGCGCATGCTGGCCTCGACATCTCGGATGCGCGATGTCGGCTTGCCGGCCAGCTTCTCCGCCTCTTCCTGGGACATCCGCACGGCCACGCGGTTGTTGTCCTGGGCGCGGGCTTTGTCGATCAGGCGTGCCAGGAAGTTCTGGATGGATGACGAAGACTCCACCTCGGCCATGACGCGCAGGATATGCTTGCAGGCGATGCCGTGAAGGTTCGGATTGCGCACCTTCGGGTAGCCTGTCTCGTCGCGCCCAGCGTTGAACTTGCCGATGGTGGCGATGTACCGGAACCAGTAGCGCCACCGCTCGCAGTCGCACTCGATGCGCAGCGGCTCCCTGCGCATCCACGCCGCTGACTTCTTCCCGTCCCCGCGCGCGCCGGACGCGGCGGAGGCATAGGACAGAAAATCGACGATGACATGGTGGTGGCTCACCTTGGAATCCGGCCCGGCGTTGGTCATGAAGCGCACGCGGCTGCCATTGGCGGCCACCGGCACGGCCGTGCGGATTTGCGCGTTCGCGCGCGCCCGGTCATCCGGCAGGGACAGGTCGAGCACCTGGCGGGCACGAATGCCGCCCTTGTAGCGGTTCTGGGCGACGCGCACGTTGTGGCGGAACTGCGCCAGGTCGTCATGCGTCAGAGGGCGCACCTGCCCGCCCATCGTCGTCATCAGCATCCGGTGGGCGTCATACTCGCCCTGCACGTCACGGGCGTTGAGGATGACCGACTTGGGCGATGTGCCGGCGGCCCGCCGGGTGGCCGCGTCTTCGGCGGCGCGCGCTTTCTGCTCAGACGCCGAACCGCGCAGCTTGGGCAGCCAGCCGCCTGGGCTGGTGCCGCCGCTGGCGCGCTGGGGGGGCTTCTTCGTCGCCATGTCTATGCTCCCCAGGACGGGGCGCCGTTCTCGCGCAAGTCGGCGATGGACTCGAAGCCCGTGCGGCGCTTGATGGCAATGAGCTGGCCTTCGTTCGGGAGCACGATGCGCTTCTGGGGCAGCATCTGGTCGATGCTATCCAGGCCGGCGGCCGCCATGACGGTCAGGTATTCGTCGCGCCGTCCATACACGCGCGATGAAACCAGCGACAGGTCTAGGGCCTCATCCGGCATCGTCTCGTAGAAGATGGCCGTGGTGTCCCAGGGCTTGACGCTCTCCGCGAACTTGCGGACTTCGCGGTAGAAGGACTTCGCGGCGCGGGTGTCTTGATCGAGCATGAGCACCCCTCAAATGGTCAGAATGCCGCCGGCAGCAAGGTGCCGGAACGCTTCCGCCATCTGCACGGTGCGCTCGATGGTATCCGACCGGACAGCGCAGAGGCACGTCGCCAGCGCCGCCATCTGGGCGCACGTCACGCTGGCGTTGATTCGATACTTCGGGCCGCTGGTTTCGATGCCATCCTGCTCGATGGCGGGGTCTGGGTTCGCCCGGTTCGCGCGGTCGCTGAATACCAGCCGCGCCGCCTTGCCGTCGCCAGCCACCCCGTTCTTCAGGGCGTGGAAGGCGTTGATGGCCGGCAGCAGGTCAGAGTCGGTGAACAGCGTGTCGCGGGCGATGTCTGGCACGTTGGTCAGCACCGTGCAGCCGTCGCGGCGCTCGGCGCGATACTTGGCCTCGACACTCACCACCAGCACGCGGGACGCGGGGTCGTAGGCCGAAAACAGGCTGCACGGGTTCCCGCCGTAGCCCGTGAAGGTCGCTTGAATCTGGATCATGGCGCCGCCCCTTCGTCTTCGTCGCTCACGGCCACGTCGTACCCGCGAATTGTGACCACGCCGCCGTTCGCTCCAGCCTCACGGCTCTTGATGCTGATTTCCCGCACCACCGGATAGCCTGCCGGATCGGAGACACTGCCCGGCTCGCCCTTCCCGTCGTTGGGTTCGCCAGCTTTTGGCGCGTCAAACAGCGGAATCTCAGCGCGCAGCGTGAGGTCAAGCGCAAGCACCGTCAGGTTCTTGGCTTCGGTGGCGATGTTCATGGCCGGCACTTCCGGCGTCTCGATCTGCACGGGCCAGGTCATGGGCTGACTGGCGAACGTATAGCGCGCCCCGAACCGCCTGTTTGGCGACGCATCGAGAAACAGGACGAACTGCGCAGCCAATGAATGCGCCGTCGGTTCGTCCGTGGAGATAATGGCCACCTGCACCCGAATGTCCCCTGCCACGGCACGCAGGCCGAACAGCCGTTCTTTCGGATCGGCGGGAATGATGACCATTTCCCGTTCGGCTACCTGTCGGGTGTAGTCGCGCCCGGTAGGCGTGTAGTCCTTCGACATCGCCACCAAGACAGCAGGCATGTCAGGCGGGCGCGTGGGCGCGTCGTGGATGTCGCTGCGCATCCAGAGGGATAGCATGTCCTCGACGGCATCCACCATGCGCCCAGGCGCCCAGGCGATGCTCTTGGATACGCCGCGCGTGACGTATTCCTGCATCGGCTTCGTGGTCGGCACCAGAGACGCATAGAAGCGCCCCATGAACTGCCCGAAGGCTTCCTTGACTGGTTCAAGCATCGCGGCGCAGCCCTATCAAAGACCGAACTTGCCCAGCAGCCGGTCGTACAGCGGGTGATCGGGAGCGGGATTGTCGGTCTTGGGTTCGATGAAGCGCGGCAGGTTGCCGGCGCCACGGAATGCCGCCATGTCGCGCATCATGCGGTCGGTGACACCGCCGGCCAGCACCAGCGGGGCAATCCCGGTCGAGTCCAGGGCGGCGTCGGCGTCTATGCCCTTGGCGGCCAGCAGCGAAAGAAGCTGCTCGTTTTCGGCGCGCAACTGCTCGATGACATCGCTGGCGCGCTCGCGCTCGGTGTTGGCCGCGTCCAGCAGCACGGACATGCCGCGCAACTGTTCGTCGTAGATGGCCGCCTCGATGTCGTCCAAGGTCATGTCGCGCACATCGTCCAGGGCGTAGCCCCGGTTCGTGCTGTAGTTGGGTTCCAGCACATAATCGAAGCCGAAGAACTCGGGCCGGGTCTGGTCGATAGCGGACGAGAACCCGCCCGTGCGGCTGGCGTACAGCTTCGCGGCAACCTGGCCGGAATCCGTGTCCAGGAACTCGGCCTGGTGCTCGATGGTGCCATCGTCGTGCGCGCGCAGCATCGTGGTGATGAGCGCGGGTTCGACGACCGACGGTTTGCCGCCGTCCAGGCCGCCTTCAGCCGGATTCAGGCCGAACTTGATGCGCGGCCAGTGCCCGTAGTACCCCTGCATGTCGCGGTTTCGCACGCGCTCTTGGCAGGCCGGGCCGTTGATCGCCGCGACGATGGAACGGATGTTGAAATTTCGCGCCTTGCCACGATACTGCCGGCCGCGCTCCTTCAGGTTGTAGGTGATGATGTTCGTTTGCATAGGGAACCCCTTTCTTCACTCGCCTGATGGTAGGTTCCAGGCCCAAGCAGGCCGGGCCACATTTTCCAGTTCCCAGCAGCCGAACGCCCGTCTACACATCGGCGAACATTTCGTCGGCCTTGCCCGCCACCTCGTCGGTCAGGCTGTTCGTCAGGGTGGCGCCCGTCTCGGCCACCATGTAGGTTGCGCCTTCCAGGAACACGAAGCTCATGGCGTCGATCAAGTCAGGGGACTTGATGCCCTGGCGGCGCATGTCCTCCTTGGACATCATCATGTAGCGCAGGCCGCCGGCCTCGCTGAAGTGGTACGGCAAGCGGCTGCCCTGGTCGATGATCTTCTCGCGCAGCCGCTTGCTGATCCCCTGCGGAAACACCACGCGGCCCTGCCGGACGGCATCACGGAAACGCACCATCGCGCAGGCGCGCAGGTTGTAGAAGCGGGTCTTGTATTCGTTCTTGAAGCACGGCGCCCCCCAGTTCACCCGCGTCACGGTGGCGCCCGACCGCTCGATCAGCTTGCAGACGGTCGCCCCGACGCCGCCGGCGTCCACATACAGGGTCGCGTTGGACAGATTGCCCACCAGGCTCACGAGGTCGCCCGCCAGGTCGATTTCGTTCTTGTCGTTGGCCGCGATGGGGATTTCGATGAACTCGACGCGGCGCGCGTCAGGCCCATGGTCGGCATCCCCGATCACCTTGGCGACCACGGCCACGGAATCGTCCCGGTATTCGCCCAGGGCCACGTCGGACAGCACCACCAGGCCGAACGGCTCGTCGTCGGCGATGATCTTGCGCGGCTCGAACGCTGCGTCCAGGTCGGAGCGCGTCAGCAGGACGTTGCTGCTGTTCTGGGCGAACAGGCCCAGCACCCGAATCTGGTATTCGACAGAGTTGCGGCCGCCGCTCTCGTTCGCCCGGTCGTGCAGCCATTTGAGCGTAACGAAGGGGGAATTCTCGGAATTGAACCGCAAGGCGCGCCAGCTTCCGCCGTTCTCCAGCTTCAGGGTGTGGTGGGTGTCATAGAACCGGCCGGCGTTGCGCGCCCCCTGGGACGCCAGCAGCGTCCGGTTTCCCGGCTGAGTCTGGGTGCCGTCGATCACGTTGAAGTGGTCATCGGACACGCCGGCGGCTTCGTCGATGATGATGAGCTGCCAGTAACGGTGCTTGCCCGCCACGCCGATGGCTTCGCCCTTCTTCATTGCGACCTGAGAAATGAACCACTGGTCGGAATAGCCGTGGACATGCACCCGCGTCTTGGCGACGGTGAAATAGTCGTTGATCCAGGCGTGCGGGCCGTTGGCGATGGCGACTCTGGCGTCCTGCATTTCCTTCCAGATGCCGTCAGCCACCTGTTGGATGAACGGTGCGCCGATGTAGGTGTTCGACCCAATCTCGACCTTGCCTTCGTAGAAGGCGACCGGGAAGCACAGCAGATGCCATAGCGCGATGCGGGCGAATTCGGCGGTCTTGCCGGTGCCGGTGCCCGACACCACGGACACCTTTGCATTGGCCGGCGTGATGGCCGTGAACAATTCCTCCTGATCCGCGCTGGGCACGAACCCGGCGACCTCGACCGCAAACCGCAGGGGGTCAGCGTGATACCGCTCGACGAACGCTTCGTAGCGGGGGTCTTCCAGGATGCTCAGCTTCTTCTTTCGAGCCATTGCCCTCAGCCGTCCGCCTGTTCCTGGGGCGCCGAGCCGTCGGCGGCCGCACCGTCCCGCTCGACCACCTCCACATCCACAACAAGGCCGCGCTCGACCATCACGGCCGCCTGGCGCTCGCGCGCGATCCGCATCCGCTCGTCGAATAGCTGCACCAGTTCATCGCCGGACACCATCTTGATGCTGGGGTCTTCCTCCTTGTCCTTGAACAGGCCCAGGGCGCGGGCCAGATTGTCCGACGCCTTCTCCTTGCTCATGGTCAGCACCTCGATGCCGTCGCGCCCCTCCTTCACGCCGGCATACACCAGCCGCGCAGCCGGCGACAGGTGGCGAGTGTCGGCGAAGAACGTCTCGACACGACCCTCCCCGTGGCATTCCGGGCAATCCTCGTGCGGCGGCTTGCGCTTGTCGTACCAGTCGTCGGTGTATTCCGGGAATTCGCCGATGTCGTCATTGGCATCGGCCTTCTGACGGCGCTGGCGCTCGCGGTCGTGCTTCTTCTTGGCGTCTTCCAGGCCGGACGGGGTGTACTGCCGCGTGTGTCCCTCGCTCCAGCAGAACGGGCAGCAAACCCGGCGCAACTGGGAAATCTCGTTCATGTCCAGGTTGACGATGGCCGCCCACATCCGCAGCAGCTCGTCGGCGTCGATTCCCAGCCGGCGGGCGCGGGCAGAGGCCAGCGCCTCGATGGCTCCCCGCACTTTGGGATTCTTCAGTAGCTCCCAGGCCAGAATATGGGCACTCTTGGCGCTGTAGCCTGCCCTGATCGCTGCCTGCGTTCCGTTCCAGTCGGTCATGTACTCACGGACGAAAAGCTCCTGCATATCAGTGAGTTGGTCGAACACGCCGAACTGATCCGGGTCGCGCTCCAGGGCTTCCATGGTTGTGACGGGCATGGTTTCCCTGCCCTTCATGGTTTTGCTGATGGTTTCTGCCTGATGGTTTTCGGAAACCTTGGAAACCTTGCTGGTGCGCTGCTTGGTTTCTCCCTTCTGGGGAGCCTTCCCTGTCCTGGTGGTGGCTGCCTTCTTCGCCGCCCTGCTGGCCTTGGCCTGGGCTGGTGGTGCCGGCTTCGGTTTTGGGGCGCGGTCGGCCTGTTCCGCGTTCGGCGATGCCTTGCGCCATTCGTCGCGCAATGCGGCCTTGCGCACGGCCGGGGCCGACACGGGCAGGCTCATTTCTTCCACGAGCCAGGTGTACCCTTCCCTCGGATCGTCCTCCCAGCGGGCGCGGACATCCGCCCATTGCTCAGGAGTCAGTTTCGGTTTTGCTGCCATATCCCACGTTTCCCCGGATCACAGAGCCAGGCTCAGTTGATGGGTGTCGGCAGCCGCCAGAGAGCACTCCACCCGGAACCGCGCCATCTTGGCCTGGGCGCCCTTGGCTGATGCGCTGGATCGTTCGATGGCCCCCAGAAGCCGCGCGCCACCCGGCATTTCCTCGAATATGGGGTTCAGTTCCATGAAGCGCGTCATGGCCGCTCCAACGTCTTCGCCGGCGGTGAGCATGGCGCCCACCGAATCGCCCATCGCCTCCAGCCTGTCATGCAATTTTTTCAGAGTCGCCATGTCCCGCAGACGGGCTTTTTCCATCGCCTCCCACAGCCAGGACGAAATCTCGCGTTCCTGGGTCATCCGGGCGCCCACCTCCCAGTCGTCGGTGACACCGAACAGGAAGTCCACGGACACCTCGTAGACCTTGGCCGCCCGCAAGATCAGCCACAGGGGCACGCTGTTGGTGTCCGTGGCCCCCTCAACCTTGGACAGCTTGGAGCTGTTGGAATAGCCCAGACGCTTCGCTGCCGCGCTCTGGGACAAGTTGCACAGTTCGCGGGCCTGCCGCATCCGGGCGCCGATGGTCTTGACCGCCGCCGCCTGTTCCATGCGCGTGCTCGCCGCCGGTTTCTTTTCTGCCATCGTCATACCCTCCTAATCGACCATTCCCCGCCGTCCTTCTTGGCCGCCTTCTGGCACAGGAAGAAACGAAACGGGAACAATTCGGCGGCCACCTTCAGCTTCAGCCAGCCATCCTCACGAATGAAACCTCCCTTGGTTTCATGAATCTCTATCGCCCCATCGGGCAGCATCACCAGGAAGTCCGGCGTGTAGCGGGTGTTGTCCGCCAGCTTCAGGGTGATGGCCTCGTAGCGCCACATGAACACCTCGCCGCACAGGCGCCGGGCCTCCAGCATCCCGGCGTATTCCGCTTCGGTTTTGTTCATGGCCGGGTTCAGTTCCGGCGCGGCCACCGTTCCCACCGCAATCGGCTTGGGCTTCGCGGCCGACGGGGCCGCCTCGGGCACCGGGGCGCGCCGCAGGTGGGCGGCCAGTTGCTCTTCGCTCCATCGCAGGTTGCTCGCCATGGTCAGGCCCCCTCGTATTTCTTGAGCCAGGCCGCGCGGGCGGCGCGCACGTCGGCGGCCGCCTCCGCGAACTTGCCGCACTGGCGCGGGTAGGTCGATGACATGAAGGACGCTCGTTCAGTGGATTGCTCGCACAGGCCGAATCCCAGGCGCCCCATCGCCCCGGCATCCTTCAGCCGGAAGTGCATGCAGTCCATGCAGCGGACGGTTTTCTGGTCTACCTGCATCCGACCCCCAGTCGCTCGATGACGAGGGCCAGCAGGTCGAGTTCGGACAGTCCGTAGGTGCGCTCGAACGCATTGGTGCCCAGGCCGTGCAGGCCCGTCTTGCCCTGGTGGTGTTCCGGGCACAGCCCTATCGTCAGAAAGTTGCTGGCGCGCTGGCTCATGCCCTGGCCCTCACGCAGGTGATGCACCTGCGCCGGCGTAGCGCCCAGGCCCAGGTGATCGCACAGGATGCAGCCCAGAGCGGCAACACGGCCCATGTGCCTCTTCTCGGCAGCGGTCGGCGCGCGCTTCATTGGTCGAACCTCAGCAGGTCTTCGATCACGCTTTCCACGTCTTCCTCGCTGGCGTAGCCTGCGGCGCGAAGCACGCGGCTCCAGACGACGTTCAGCACGGCGCTGAACACCTTCTGGAAGCGGTTTTCGTCCATGCTTGCGAAGGACAGGCTCTCGGCCTCCAGGCGCAGCTCGCCGCGCGCGTTGTAGACGGGCTTGTAGAAGCCGGCCAGGATCACCATGTCCTTGCGGAACCGCTCGAAGTCCTTGGCGACCGGCAGGCCCTTGTATTCCAGGGGGGTCATCGGCTCCCACACGTCGAACGCCAGGCGGAACAGGGCCATCGCCTTGCGGTGGAAGCGTGGATTGCGGGCGCGGCGGATCGTGCCGCGAACGGCTTGGCCGACCTTCAGGCCGTCGATCATCTCCCGCGCTTCGGTGTCCACCGGCGCCAGCGCGCCAGCCGGGGTCTTGACCAGCATGATGTCCACTATCGACCCTCCCGCTGGCCGCGATGGCTTTCCCAGTCGAACACCACGACCTCGCCGCCGTCCTCGCGCAGACGGTCGAAGATGCGCTCGCCCAGGAATTCCTCCACCTCGTCCGATGCGAAATTCGACAGCATCAGGGTGGGCCGGCGTTTCTCGTACCGCTCGTTCAGCACGTCGAACAGGATCAGACGTTCCGTGTCGCTACCGAACTGCACCCCCACCTCGTCGAGGATCAGCAGGTCAGGGAATACCAGCGCCGCGACGGCCTGGCTTTCGGTTTCGGTGCTGCTCCGACCCCAGGTGTCCTTCACGCGGCGCACGGCACGCATCACCGTCGTGAACAGCACAGAACGGCCGTCACGGCCCATGATCTGCATGCCCACGCCCACGGCCAGATGCGTCTTGCCGGTGCCGGGCCGGCCGATGAACAGCGCCGAACGACCGCTCTTCAGGCAATCGTCGAAATCGTCGGCGTATTCCTGGGCGAAGGCCAGGGCATATTTCTGGGCTGCCGTCTTGGCAATGAACGTGCCCAGGCGGCGATCCTGAAACCGTTCAGGGATGCCGGAACCGCCGATCTTTCGCTGCCAGGCTTGCAGGCGCTCGGCCCGCGCCTTGGACGCGACCTCTTCCTGCTCCTTGGCATGCGATTCCGCGCTGCACGTCGGACACTTCGTCCAGATGCGGCCGCCGATCAGGTGGCTTTCGTATTCCCCGTGCGTCTCGCAAACGAGGGTCTTGGTTTGTTGGTCGGTATTCGCCCGCACCAGGTCGGCAATGGCTTTCACAGTCGGCCTCCAGTTCCGTAATTTCGTTGATCGAATCCGCCGTGGGCGCTGGGTGCCGGCGTGCGCGCGCGGCCGCCGTCGAGCGCCATCCACTTCGCCTTGAAGCCGGCCCAGCCCTCCCCGGCTGCGTGGCCGATGGCCTCGGCCAGGGTGATCCCGGCCTTCTCAGCCTCGGTTTTCACGATGTCCAGCGCGGTCTGGGTCAGCGGCAGACGCTTAGCTCGGCGCGCCTTCATCCAGTCCTCGGCGTGTTGGCGCTCGACGCCCTCGGCTACCAACTCACGCACGCCCAGGGCGCGCTTCTGGCCGCCAGCGTCCTCCGGCGGATCATCGGGCGGTGGGTCGGGCGGGTCGGCGGGGGGGGGTTCACCCGCGCCTGGATCAGCAGGGCCGGCGCCATCACCAGACATGGGCGGCTCAGCGGGGCCATCGGCAGGCACAGACACACCCGGCGCGCCAGCGCCGTATGTATCTCCGTCAGGAGATACTTCTTTATCTGTATCTGTATCTGTATCTAGCGTGACATCGCGTGACGCGGCGTGACATGCAGCTTTCTGGGCCGCTTCCCGTGCCTCTTTTTCACGCTGGCGCTGGGCCTGCTTCCTCTCAGCGGCGGACTTTGCGCCCGTCTCCGGGTTGCCTGCATCCTCGCGTTTCGGCTGGCGTTTCTCCCAGCCAGACAAGCGATCACCGTCCAAGATGCGGCCCTGCATCGCCTGGAAAATCGCCTCAACCGCCTCGTCTGTCACATCGAGCGCGCTTGCCACATCTTCCGCCGTGACAGTGACGTGACCGCGCGTGACATTGCGTGACGCATCTACCATAAGATGCAGCGCCACGGATAAAACGGTGGTGATGGGCTGGCCCGAAACCCTGGCAACCGTGCGCCATTTCGGATCGTTCGGCATGTCATGCCAAAGACGGAACCACTCAATAGCCGCCATGCAGCCCTCCATTGCTGGCAGCGAATGCCGCGTTGAACCCAGGTGCGCCCAGGAAGCGTTGTGCGGCCGCGATCAGATATTCGCGGCATCGCTCAGTCACAAGCCAGCGCCGACCATGCAATTCAGCGCCGCGCGCCGTGGTGGCCCAGCCGCCGAACGGATCGACAATCAGGTCGTCCACGTCGGACAGGAACCTGACGAAGTGCTCGGCCAGCCTGGACGGCATCAGGGCCGGATGACACGGCAATCCATGCCGCGCCGCGAAATCACGGGCGGGCTGCTGGTCTGGGTCGCGGTGCGGGATCGTCAGCACGTTGCGGGCGATAGCGCCGTCGGTGGACGCGCTGAAGCTGCCCTCGCGCACGGCGTAGGCGCCGTCGGCGTAGCGGGCGTACTGCTGCACGCCGCCGGCCGCCACGAATCGGCGGTGCTTGTCGGTGTGCTCGCGCAGGCAGCGCCGGTTATCGGCCACAGCCAGGGCGGGGTCGTTCGTGAACCACAGCACATGCTCGTAGGCGGTGTTGTGGTGGACGCGCTTGATCGAAGCCCACTGAACCGGGCCGGGCGGCTTCGTCGGGTTGTGCCAGACGAACCGATCCATCAGGTGCAGGCCCAGCTTGTCGTGCAGCGCCAGGGTCAGGCGCTCCAGATACAGCGAGCGCGCCGGGGAGCCAGGCACGAAGATGTCGTTGCCCAGGTTCAGCACCACGCTGCCACCAGGCCGCAGGTGCGCCACGATTGATTCAAGGATGGGCAGCAGCCAGTCGATGTAGCCGGCCTGATCGGCATTGCCATATGCGCGCGGCTTCGCCAACGGATACGGTGGCGACGTAAAGGCCAGGGTGATCTGCTCGCCCAGGCCCGAGAACACGTCCTCCGCGTTCGCCCACAAGGCGCAGCCCAGGTCAGTAGAGAATGCCAGCAGGACGGCGCGGCGCGGGGCCGGCGTCAGTTCCTTCTTGGCGTCGCCGCTCAGGCGCCAGGTGCCGCGATCCACGCGCTCCAGCACGCCCAGATGCTTGAGGGTCTGCTGGTGCCAGCGCACCTTGCGTTCGAACAGGTTGCAGGCTTTGCCGGCCTTGCCCACGGGCGCGCGTGCTTCCAGCACCGCTTCCGGGATGTCCAATTGCAGGGCGAGTTGCTGAAACAGTTCGTGATTCGTGAGGGTGTCGCGGCCGACGAACGGCGCCATGACGGCTTCGGGCGACAGACTCTTGATGTCTTCCATCAGGCACCGCCCTTCATGCTGTCGCCCCGAACAAATCCAACTGCTCCGCAGGCGCCGCGATGACGGGAACGGCTGCTGACGCCATCGGCTCAGCGCGCTCAACCACATTCCGACGCCGGAGCCGATAGCTCCAGCCTTGCCAGATATGCACGGGCGTGTACCAGTGCCCCCATTCTTCGAGCGAAAGCGTATTGCCATGCACGACGATGGCGGGTATGCCAGCCAAGGACAGTTGCAGGTAGGCCATGTGTACGGCCCGGATGTCCACATCCACGCAGGTGACGTGCATGACGCCTGCATGCCCCGCCAGCCGCATGGCCTCTTCCATCGCCAGAACCATCGCGCCAGCGCCAACGGACGGCTCCTGAACGGACACGAAGCCACGCTCCGCCACGGCCTGCTGAATCTGCGTGTCGTTGATCGTTAATTCGGCCATCAGCTTGCAAAGGCTGTAGGGCGTGAAGAACTGCCCTCTCGCATCGCTTCCAAGCTCCAGGGCCATAAACAATTCGCCCAGGTAGTCCGAAAGGCCGGCCTCCATTCCCTCGGTCAGCAGCGCAAGCAAGCGGCCAGCGTACCCAAGTTCCTCACGGTTGTATCCCTTCACAATCTCCAGGTAGCGGGCCTCCCTGGCGTCGAACTGAGCTTTGTCGCACCCGTTGGATACGGCCAGGGCCATCATTTCCATGGAATCGCAGAACGCGCGGTACAGGTCGTGGCGGCCCGTCATTCCCTGGAGGGCCTTGGTCATGTCTTTGACGATGGGGGTCATGTGGCCGCCCTCTCGCCGGCGGCGTACAGTCGCCCGCCGGCAGTGCCATGGCCGCGCACGCGCGGGCAAGTGCCGACGACGCGAATATCGCCATTACGGATCGCCCTGGCGTAGATCGGGCCGAAGGCGCGATCATCATGCGGACGGATACCATCGGCACGCGCAGCAAGCGTCACCGATTCGCCCGGAACCGGCCCCATCTCTACTATGTAGGCCACGATGAACTTGTAGGCGCGCTCGCCGAAGCCAAGGTTTTCTCCCGTGGCGTTGGCGTTGGCAAAGTCGAGGCACTGCTGGCCCGCCTCTTCCCCAAGTTGTCGCGCCGTGGCGGCGCGCTGCGCCAGCGGCGGCGGCACGATAGGGCTATTCACCATCCCTCGCCTCCCTGGGTGGCGCATCCATCGCAGGAAGCTCGCTGACGTAATCGCGCACATGGCGCGTCAACGCCCGGATGGCGTCGTCATACCGGCCGCCTTCGTGCAGGTAAATCTCGTCGAACGTCGCGCCGCCGTGGCCCCTCTCGAACCATTCGTCAAAGGTCAGTCTGGTGGTGGTGCTCACAGGCCACCCCCACGAACGGATTGCAGCAATTCGCCCGTCGCCTTCATCAGGCCCAGCAGCATCGGTTCCAGCGCACGACGCTCTTCCGCATCGAACCGCCCATCCTTGGCGGCCTCGGAACCCACGCCGAACAGGTTGGACGCCGACGACACCAGAGACAGGAACAGGCGCACCGCCTCGGCCGGCTCGCGCGCCTCCAACTCGAAATCGACGGGCACCTGCCCCACCAGGCCGGCCAGGGCAAACACTGCGCGGCGGGCCTGGGCCACGACGACAATTTCCAGGATGACGCCGAAGCTGGGCGGCGGTGCGTCGTGATCGGGATTGATACCGTTCGCCAGCGTGTTCCCGTTCATGCCCATCGTCTCGGCAATGGCGCGGACGCCGCCGGGGTATTCCTTGGCGATCCGCCTCGGAGCGCCAGGANNAACGACGCGATGAGTTTGTTTGTATCGGCCTACGCATGACGAACACCCCCTTCGAATTCGCCTACCGCAGAAAAGGACGGATGGCGGAGACTTGCTGTATGGAAAATTCAATGAAAAACACGGCGCCCCTCTCTCAGATGTCGGTCGGGCCGATCTGGACAAGCACGGGATCGTCCTGGCGCTTATCAGGCTTGGGCTGGGCGGATTCGGGCGGCAATGCGTCCCGAACATCGGAGGGCTGCTGCGCGTCTTCGACAGGCGTGTCGGTAGCTACCTTCTGCTCAGGCATGGTCAATTCCTTTTTTGATGGGTTTCTGCAACCGCGTTGACAGCAAGCTGCTGCGTCTCCTGCACCTCGACGGCATAGATGTCGTCAAAGGTGATGTGGACGCCGCGCTCATGGGCCACCGCGATGACGCGCCGCGCCACATCGGGCGACACATCCTGGCGCTGCCGCTCGTAATGGCTGACGTTGCCCTGAGAGACGCCAATCGCGGAAGCGAACGCGGCCTGGGAAAGGCCCAGCCGTTCGCGCACTCGTTTGATGTTGTTCGTTTCCATAGTCCCGCAATACTAGCGCGACTAGTTATTACGGTCAATAGCGCGGCTGGTTGCTGATGCTATAAATAGCTGCGCTAATGACGCCATGACGACAAAGAAGCCGAAAACCCCTCCTACCGATGAGCAGATTCAGGACTCAGCGAGGCTCCGCGAGCTATTTGAAAAACACGCGGGGATGAGCCAGCTTGATTTTGGTCAGACGTATGGCATCGGGAATCAAGGCATGGTCTGGCAATACCTCAACGCCGACAAACCGAAAGGATCAGTGTTGAACATAGCTGCGGCAATCAAGTTCGCAGAGGGATTAAATTGCCGCGTATCGGACTTCAGTCCTGCGCTTCAAGTGGAAATAGATAGAATTGCGGAATTCGCATCAAATCGGAGGCTCGTGGCGGGCGACGAACTCGGTCAACATGCGCGCGCCGATCAGGCCACAGGCAGCTTGGGTGGCGGCGACGTAATTGCAACGGCCAGAAAACACGCAAAGCAATTCGAGAAAACCAAGGCGAACGCCGACGCGATCATTGAGAAAATGATTGACGTAGGGCACAGGTATCAGCTTTCGGAGCCGTCCATTCAATCGGTCGTTGATTTTCTGTTGAAAGACGAACAGGCCCCGGCTCCACCTTGGGTTGACGGCGACGCGAAGGCTTATGCGGACTCTCTGGAAATGAAGGCCCTTCGCTGGATAACCCACGGTAAAAGTGGCCGCCAGGCCAACACAGGAACTTAGCAAGCCTCGACCTGCGCTTAGGCTCGTATGGTCTGACGGTCAAAAAATTTTGCCATCCGAGTAACAAGACAATTCTTTTATATACAAATGAACAATTCTCACATCGCAGTCGCCGCCCTGATTCTTGCCTCCGTGCTGTCATTCCCGGCCCAGGCTGAAGGATCGTTCGATCGTGCGATTGCCCAGTACAGCGCAGAAAACGGCGCCGACCTTGCCAGTGCTCCGAAAATCAAACCCGATGGAAAGCTCTATTTCCTCCATGGGAAGATTCAATTGCCCGACGATGGTTCCGCTGGGTTCATGGCGAACTTGGCGCCATCAGAGGAAAACGAGTTGCTTGCCAACACCCTGCGTCGCGCTCGCGGCATGGGGGAAAGCACGGACTACTTCGGCGTGGCCTTGCCGGATGCCATGGAGAAATACTATTTCGACAACGCGAGAGTCGGCAGCGGTTTCGATCTTGTCGGGCGCTACGTCGCCAACATGAAATACTCGACCGTCGGCGGTCGTGAATTGCAAGCCCCGGTATTCGAGGCCGTTTACTTCGACCTATGGAACAAGCGGCATTCTGTTGCGCCCACAAATGCGACTTCCCCTCAAAGTGCGGCGGCGCAGCAGGCAGATCAGCCTGGCGCCACATACGAAAAGTGCATCAATGATGCTGGCGGCGTCATGCCGGACATGATTGATTGCAGCGCAGCCGAGGCCAAACGGCAGGACGTTCGCCTGAACGCCGCTTACAAAATCGCCATGAACAAGGCTCCCAGCAAGGAAGACCTGAAGAACAAACAACGCGCGTGGATCAAGGAGCGCGACAAAGCCTGCGCGGTTGACGAGGATGGCGGTCAAGCGGCCGTCCTGAATTCAAACGAGTGCATTGCCCAAAAAACCTCGCAACGAGCCGGGGAGCTTGAGGCAATTCGATAGCCCCTCCCCCGATTCACTGCTGCAAACGGAGTCATTTCAGCAGGCCCGGCCACCGCCGGGCTTTATTTTTGCCATGATAACTAGCGCACCTATTGACAGAACCAAACTAGCGCGACTAGTATTCGGTTATCGAAGCACGCAACGGCAGGCAACTGCAAGAGCGTGGCGCTCCTTAACAACCAGATCGCCGATGTTGCTCACCCCTCCGACGTGGGGTGTTCGTCCGGCACATAGCACCTGCGGGCATGGCCGCAGCTCTGCGCGGCATCCCTGCCGTCCACAGTCCGCCAAGCGCGGTACACGGGAAATTGGGTGAGGCGCAGACGGCCAAGAGCAAAAACGGTCACGCCGGTTGGAATCCCGGCAGCACGCCCGAGCACATCGGGCAGCAGGACACACAGCACCCCCGGCAGCCGGTCGAGGCAAGGCCAGAGCCAGCGCCCGTTTTCACGGGCAACGCGCAGGGGCGCGGCGCGCGCACAGAGTCGCATCAATGCCGCAAAGAAGCCCGGTAGGTCGGGCCGGTTGGGCAGACGTAAGCCCCGCAATGGTGAGTCGAAAGCGCCATGACAGCCTGAGAGAAGGTGCCCTTCGGGGCATTCACTCGTCAGTCCCTTCACCGAGGGCTGGCTGACGAGTGCATCCACCACGACAGAAGGAAATGACTATGAGCAAGACCCTCACCCAGGCCCAAGCCAAAGCGGTCTACAGCACCATGCGTAACCTGGCGAGCGCCGGCGGCCTCGCACCGCGCTTCGAGTTCGACAACGGCGTGCGTGTCACGCTGCGCACCAACGGCGCGCTCTGGATCGGCGCGGCCGATGTCCTGACGGTGCATGACACAAAGGAGCGGCACGCCAGCGCGTCCGCCTTCGCCACCGCCTACGGCCTCGACATGAAAGACGCTGCTCCGCTCACCACCAACGAGGCGATCCTTGAGGCGGTCGCTACCGCCAACGCCCACCTGAACGACGCATGCGTACCCACGCTCCGCGAACTTGAACAGGCCGTGACGGCGGGCGCGCCCCAGGTGCTCGACTTCTTGCCCAACGGACAGCGCCAAGGCGACTACGCCATGGGCTGGCGCGATGCGATGGATCGCGTCTATGGCCGCATGCAGGCCGCCATCCTCGCCCAGCGCGCCATCAACAAAGCCGAGCAAGCCGAGGCGGCATGAGCCTGTTCATCGTCATCGCCACAACGAACGGAACCCGCGCCGACCTTCGGACACGTTGGGAGGCGGAAACCAGGTTCGAGGTCGAGGCCCGCACGCTCTCCGAAGCCTACAAGGTCATCCGAAAAATCGAGGGATACCGGCACGCCTACCTTCGGCCGGAATGACAACCCCGGCCCATGCCCAGCGTGCTGGGCATTGACAGGCGTTGTGCCTGGCTCACCTACAAGGAATCTACATGACCGCAATACTCGTTCCCATCGTCATCGCCGTGGTGCTGGGCTTCGTGGGCTATCTCCTGGCCTCCGAGGCAGACAAACCACATGCCGGCCTGGGCTTGCTCATCATCGCCATCGTCATCGGCGTGGGCGGGCTGGTGGCCTCCCCCTACACCAACATCTGGCTGCGCTCGATGAGCGGCCAGGCGCAACTGGCCGAGGCCGAAGCGAACCGGCAGATCAAGGTTCGTGAAGCCCAAGCAACGAAGGATGCCGCCGTGCTGCTGGCTGACGCGGAAGTCGCGCGAGCGAAAGGCGTGGCGGAAGCAAACCGCATCGTGGCCGACGGCTTGGGCGGCCCCGAAGGCTACCTGCGATACCTCTACATCGAGGGCCTGAAGGAAGCTCACGAACACGGCGCCCAGGTGATCTATGTGCCGACCGAAGCCGGTCTGCCGATCCTCGAAGCCGGGCGGCTCCGCGTCGCGCCGAGCCGGTGACGCGCGCCAATGTGCCGGCCCTTCACAAGGGCTTCTTTGGCTGGAACGCCTGCCGACTGGCCGACGAATACGAGCCGCGCGAGCTGGCTCAGGCCATCCAGCAGATTGCGGCAGACCCGGCCAACGCGAATCCGGCCTACGCGGCGGGCCGCGACATTCACCTGATAACGAAGGCAGCCCGGAAGCGCACCGACGCGATGACGTGGGCCATCTTCTACCAGAAACAGGCGAAAAGCCGCCAGCAGGCGCCATGAGCACCGCGCCCATGGCCAATCCCCGACCTCGAACCCTGGTGCGGGTCGTGGATCATCAGCAGCCGCGCCACTGGGCTGGCCGTCCTTGAAACCTTCGAGCGCAGGACGGCCGAACGCATCAACCAGGACGCCTACCTGGTCGAAACGGCAGCGCAGTACCTGGGCCGCTTCAACCGTTCCATCAAAAAACCATCAACCCCACCCCAGAGAAAGGAACCTCTATGCCTTCCATCATCGGCATCATCCTCAGCAAGAAGCTGCACAACTGGCAGCGCATCGACTCCGAGGGCAACGACATCGCGCCCACCACTGCCGACTTCGACGCCCACCCGAGCTACGCCGGCATCACCACCGAAGTGATCGACGGCCAGCACATGGTGCGCGTGCCGGCCTTCTACTACCGCTCCGGCAAGGTCGCCGCTGGCGACCACGCGGGCAAAAAGGCGCTCTGGATCAGCCCTGAACCCGCCGAGGGCTTCGCGCTGCACCCGGCGTTCCGCCACCAGGGTGCCGACCTGGCCCAGTTCTACCTGGGCGAGTACCAAGGTACGCCCGACGGCGACAAGCTGGGCAGCCAGCCGGGCCTGAAGCCGCTCACCAGCATCAACTTCCCGACCATGCAGGAGCGCGCGGCCGCGCGCGGCGACGGCTGGATGCTCTGGAGCGTCTATCAACTGGCCGCCGTCCAAATGCTGGCCCTGATCGAAATGGGCACGCCCGACGCGCAGGCCGCAATCGGCAAGGGCCACGTCAGCGGCGGCGGCGTGCTGCCAGTCGATGATGACCTTGTGACGCAAGCCTCGTGGCGCGGCATCACGGGGCTTTGGGGTAACGTCTGGCAAATGGTGGACGGCCTGCAAACCGACGACGAAAGCAAATACCGCGTCTGGGACACCAACGGCTGCCAGGTCTACCACGACACCGATGTGAGCGTGCCCGACTACGGATGGTTCCGCCGTCGCTCCAACAAGGCCGGCGAGGGCTTCGACCTTGGCGCCCTCTTCCTCCCCAAGAAGACCCGCGACGACCGCGAAGAAAGCGGCTATGGCGACTACTTCTGGGGCAGCGATAACGCCGTCGCCTACCACGGCGGCTATTGGGCGAGCGGGGCGAACGATGGGCTGTTCTGCCTCGATGTCCACAACCCCGCGTCGCGCGTCAGCACGGCTATCGGCGGTCGCCTCGCAAAGGTGTGATGTGTCAGGGCATCACGAGTCATGAATCCGGCGAGCGCGCCGAGCGCGCCGCCTCAAGCGCCCCGCCAGGGGCGCTTTCTTTTTTCCCCAGAAAGGAGCGCACCCATGAGCGCATCGACAACTGTTTGCGCGGCAGGCGCTGCCGCGCGCCCCGGCCGGCTCATCAAGTGCCGCGTGAAGGTCAAAACCGCCGCAGGCGACCAGCACCGCTACACCGCGCTGTTCTCCGACACCGTAGGCGCGGCCATGGATGCGCTCGACCGCTTCGACAACTGCAAGATCAGCGTGGAGGCGATCCGAGAATGAAGACCATCAAGAAACTGGTGAAGCGCCTCGCGGATTACCGCTACTACCGCAAGCGCGGCCACGGCATCCGCCGAGCCTGGGAACTGGCCGGGGTGACTTTATGAGCCTCGCCGGGCTGCCAGGCCCTGGCGACGAGGCCACCTGGCCGCCCTATTCCGGCCACCCAAACGACCCAAGGGCACCAATCAACGACGTGGACGAAGGGGCCATCGACGAGCGCGCCGCCGAACTGCTGGCCGCTCCCGACTTCATGCCCTTCAGCCCCTCAAATTTCTGCGAGGCCATTCTTGAAATGGGCGACCCGCAGATCGAGCCGGTTTGCCGCTTTCTGGCAGAGGGAGATACGGCAGCGGCCGGCGACACGCTGGCCCGGCTGGTGCGCGGCTACTGGGAACCCCTGGCCCGCAAGGAAGCGGAACGACAGATCGAGAACGAAGCAGCGGCCGACCCGTGCCGTCAATGCCGCCGTCGGCGCTGCTCCAACTGCAATTTATAGAGGTAGAGAACCCATGAGCATCGCAGAGGAAACAACCACCATCCCCGAACACCCTGGCCGAAACGCTATGTTCGCCGCCCTGGCGAAGGCCCAAGGCGGCTTCCAGGACATCAAGAAGAACCGCGAGGTGACGGTTCGGCCGCGCGACAAACCGTCGTACACCTTCCGCTACGCCGACCTGGACGCGGCCATCAAGGCGACGCGCAAGCCGCTGTCAGAGCACGGGCTGTTCGTGATCCAGCCGTTGAACGATGTCAACGAAAGGACTTCCGAGGCCGTCATCGAGACGATCCTGGGGCACGAGGAAGGCGGCACGATCACATCCCGCCTGCGCGTCATCAACGACTATCCCGACCCCAAGCAATTCGGCGCGGTCGTCACATACCTGCGGCGCTACGCCTACACGTCGATGCTGAACATCGCGGCCGATGACGACTTGGACGAGGACGGCAGCCCCAGCGATGAGGCCGACGCCAGCCTGTCGCGGCACTCTGCCCACTCCACGGCCAAGCCGTCCAGGGAAACGTCCAAGCCGGCCGATGGCGCTCTGCCCGCCTGCGCCCCCGACGTGTTCACGCAGAAAAGCGAGGGCTGGAAGCGTCTCGTCACCGCCGGCAAGCCGGTGGCCGACATGATCGCAATGATCGAAACCAAGCACGTTCTGACCGATGAGCAAAAGGCTGAAATCGCGTCATGGGCGCCTGCCAAACGGAGCGAAAAGCAATGAAAATCCACAACCTTGTACAGGGCACCCCTGAATGGCAAGCCTTCCGGCTGAGCCACCACGGCGCGAGCGAGGCCGCCGCCATGCTGGGCCTGTCGAAGAAAATGTCGCGGCCCGAGCTGCTGCGCATGAAGCACACCGGCTCACCGAAAGAATTCTCCGATTGGGTTCAGACCCACATCCTGGACTACGGCCACCAGGTCGAGGCCCAGGCCCGCCCGCTGGTCGAGGCCATCATCGGCGAAGACCTCTATCCGGTGACGTGCTCGAACGAAGACGAAGGCGGGAACCTGTCGGCATCGTGCGACGGCCTGACGATGCTCTACGAAGATGTGTTCGAGCACAAGCAATGGAACGAGGCCCTGGCCGCGTCCGTCAGCGCCAGCGTGCTGCCCGAGGAACACATGCCGCAGTGCCAGCAGCAGCTTATGGTGACTGGCGCCCGGCGCGTCATCTTCACCGTCTCCGACGGCACGCCCGACAAGTTCGTCTGGATGGAGGTTCTGCCCGACCCGGAATGGTTCGACCGCATCCGCGCCGGCTGGGCGCAGTTCGACCGCGACCTGGCCGAATACGAACTGCCGGCGGCCGTGCCCGCCCTGGTCGCCGAGCCTGTCGAGGCGCTGCCTGCCGTCGTAGTGCGGATCAGCGGGCAGATCGACGTGCAGGACAATTTCAGGGTGTTCGAGAGCGCCTTGCGGGAATTCCTGGACAACAAGCTCATCCGCGAGCCGAAGACCGACCAGGAATTCATCGACCTCGACCAGCAGATCAAGGCCATGAAAAAGGCGGAAGAGGTGCTGGACAGGGCCGAATCCATGATGCTGGCACAGATTCAGAGCGTGGACGAAGCCAAGCGCCAGAAAGACATGCTGGCGAAGCTGGTGCGCGACAACCGCTTGATGGCCGAGCGGCTGCTGGAAACCGAGAAAAAGCGGCGCCGCGAAGAGCTTGTCGAAACGACACGGAAGGCATACGGCGCCCACGTCGCTGCGCTCCAGGACGAAATCACCGGCGCGCGCCTGGAGGCCAAGACGCCCGATTTCGCCGCCGTCATCAAGGGCCTGAAGACGTTCACCAGCATGCAGGACAAGCTGGACGCGGCTCTGGCGAACGGCAAGATCGCCGCCGACAAGGAGGCCGCCGACCTGCACGCCAAGCTGGACTGGGTGGAGCAAAACGCCAGTGATTACCGGGCGCTGCTGGCCGACATGCAGCAGCTTGTCGCCAAGCCCATCGACGACTTCAAGTTGGCAATCACGGCGCGCATCGAGGCGCACAAGAAGGCAGAGGCCGACCGACTGGAAGCCCAGCGCGAGCAAATCCGCAAGGAGGAAGCCGAGCGACTGGAGCGCGAGGCCGAGGAAAAGCAAGCCCACGACGCGGCGGCCGCCCAGCAACGCACGCTCGACGACGCGGAAGACGCCGCCATCGTGCCGCTGCACCCGGCCAACGCGGCGCTGGAGAACAACGGCCCCGACAGTCTTGCGAGCCACTTCCCTGGCAACGCGGATTCGGCGTCCTTCCTGGGCATGGATATGGCGGAAGCGCCGGCGGCGGAACTCGTCACGTCCAGCCCTCAGTGCGCGGCCCACAGCCGCCCGATGGGTGGCGGAGGTGGCGGCAGCCTTCACCCCGCGACGCTGAAGTTGGGCCAGATCAATGAGCGCCTGGCGCCCATCGCGCTGACCGCCGACGGGCTGGCGTCGCTGGGATTCCCTCACGTCGCAGGCAAGTCGGCCAAGCTCTACCGCGAGCAGGACTTCCCGCGCATCTGCGCCGCCCTGGTGCGGCACATCCAAACCGTGCAGGCCGGCCAGCCGGCCCCGGCAACCCAGGCCATCCCGGCCACAACCACTCAACCCGAAAGGACTGACGACATGGCAACCAGAACCCCCGCCGCAGCATTCGACGATGCTGCCGAATACCACCACATCCCGATGAAGGAGGTGGACTCGAACAAGATCAAGGCCATCGGCTACGACGAAGCCACGCACACGCTCGGCCGTCACGTTCCAGCGCGGCGCCGGCGCGATCTACCACTACCCGAACGTCGAGCCGCAGGTGTACGCGGACTTCATCGGCGCCGAATCTCTGGGCAGCTACTTCGGCAAGAACCTCCAGAGCCTGCCGTTCAAGAAATTCCACCCCGAAGAGGCCGCAGCATGAACGGCGGCCAGCATCAGAACAGCGAATCGGCCGGCCCGGTGCTGGCCGCCACCGCAAACCAGCACCCCGACGACGAGGCGGTGGATCGGTTCGCCGCTGCCCTGAAATCCAAACTGGCCGATGCCCGCGCCAAGGGTCGGGCCGGCTGGCAGGACAAGACCAAGGTTAGCGCCGAAACCCTGTCCGCGATGCTGTTGGATCACGTTTTCAAGGGTGATCCGCGCGACGTGGCGAATCTCGCCATGTTCCTGCACCAGCGCGGCGAAGGGATCGTCGCGGTAAAGGAGAGTGCCAGCCTGGAGCGCATGCGCGAACAGCTTCTGGCCCCGCGCGCCATCGTCCGCAACGAAGACGGGCACCTCACCCATCCGGCCCTGCCTGCCGTTGACGAGCGCGTGCGCTACGACGAACTGCTGTCCGTCTTCGGCATCGAAGCCGCCTTCGTGAGCATGGAATCGGACGTGTCCCCGGAGGTGATGGAGCGGTATTTTGATGCCGGCGAGCCGGATTGCAGCTACTGGACGCCCACGCCGCCCACCGGCGACGGCTGGCTGCTTCTGGAAATCTACGACACCGAGGACGGCCCCTACGCGCTGTTCGGCCGGGCCATGCCCGAGGAAGCGTGGCCGCGCTATTACGGCGGCAGCGTCGAGCTGGGCCGGCACCTGGCACGGCAAATCGCCTTCTCCTTCCGTACGTTCGGGCCTGGGCAACGAACCCAGGGCGTGATCGACCACATCAGGAAGGAATTGCGTGAAATCGAAGCCGATCCGCACAACATCGAAGAATGGATCGACGTTGTGCTGCTGGCTCTGGATGGAGCGTGGCGCGCCGAACTTGGACATTGCAGCACCCACCGAACCGCCCTTCCAGCCACCGCCGTTTCTCACGCGGCCGGCCGGATCGCTGCCGAGTTGGCCTTCAAACAAGCCAGGAATGAGGCGCGCTCGTGGCCGGACTGGCGCACGGCCGACCCGGACAAGGCCATCGAGCACCACAGGGAGGCATCCACATGAACAGCAAGGAATTTCGCGCCGAGCTGGTCAAGATCATGCCGGGATACGACTGGACGGTGCATCAATCCCGCACCGCCCAGCGGATGGAGGCCACCGGCACGCAGTCCAGCGGCTTCAATCGCCTGTCCACGCTTTCCGTCGTTCGGGTCGAGCATGAGGGCCAGCCGCCCACCTACGAGGTCAAATCGGCCGGGTATGGGCGGCGGGCCAAGTGGCTTCACACCAACAATGACGGCACGCTCGCACGGGCTTTGCGCGGCCTTCAGGATCACTACGAGGCCGTCGCCGGCACGCACCGCAGCCACGCCGACGCGCTCAGGCAGGGCCGGAAGGCCAAGGACGAAGCGGCGTACTACTTGCAGGACAGCCGATCATACGTCGGCAACTGCCCCATGTGGTGGGCCAAAGACGGCAACGGATACACGACGCGGCTGGATGAGGCTCAGCAATACACGCTGGACGACGCAATGCGTCAGCACCGCATCCGACCGACCGACATCCCGTGGCCGTGCAGCGTGATCGACGGCCTGCGCCGCCCGACCGTGGACATGCAGCACATGGGCAGCGTCTCCGAACAGGTCGAGCGGCTGGCCGCCGCCCACCAGCATCAGCAGGCCCAGGCATGAAGGCGCTGTCGATTCGTCAGCCCTGGGCCTGGTTGATCGTCAACGGGCACAAGGACATCGAAAATCGTTCCTGGCCCACCCGCGTGCGCGGCCCGGTGCTGATCCACGCCGCCAAGGGCATGACGCGCTTCGAGTATGAGGACGCCCAGGGCTTGGCCGAGCACCTTGGAATCACCCTCCCGCCTCCCGACAAGCTGGAGCGCGGCGGCATCGTCGGGCGGGCCACCATCACCGGCTGCGTGGAGGAAAGCAACTCGCCCTGGTTCTTCGGTCGCTACGGGTTCGTCATTGTCGGCGCGCTGGCGCTGCCGTTCGACCCAATGCCGGGGAGACTCGGGTTTTTCGACGTGCCGCACACGACACAAGACGCTTAGGAGAAATACATGGCAGTGAGTTTATTGGTGGTGATGCGTCTCGTCGCTGCCTGCATTTGCGCTGGCGGCGCAGTCTGGATCGCCAGCAAAGACGGAGACGGATGGGGCTGGTTTCTGTTCGCAGCAATCATTCTTGGCAGCGTCACCGTCGAGACAACCGGAACCGGCACCAAGGCCGACTGACCACGAGAGGACTCAATGAACAAGGAGCCGAAGACCGTCCTCTACGACTCGCCCGAGGCCGCAAGCGTCCAGACCGTTACAGGCTGGGTGGATCGGCACGGGCGTTTCTGGGGGAACGACGAACACATGGCCCGCTGGTGCGGCGCCACGCATGAAAAATGCCCGAAGTGTGGAGCCGTCAAAGGGATGCGCAGCTACTGCGAACCGTGCCACAAGGCCGCCGAAACCGAGAAATGGCTGGCGATGCCGCGCGAACCCTGGGACGGAGTAGCCATGCTCTATTCCGAGGCGCACGACCGCTACTTCAGCGACATCGAAGAGGTGGCCGACTACTGCAACGACAGTGAATCCAATGTCGAGGCGCTGCGTCTGATTATCTGCAAGCCCAACATGGCGCGCCCCATCGAACCGGAAGATCACTTCATCGACGACCTGCCGGAAGACGGCGAACTGCCCGTCGCCCTGCAAGAGGCATTCGCCGCGCTGAATGATGCCATTCTGGCTTGCAAGGAGCCGCTGTCCTGGTCGCCCGGAAAGACCGCGCCGACACCCGAATCTGTTTCCATCGAATAGGAGTGAGCCAATGCTTGCCCGCAACGCTACCATCATCACCTTTTCCAATATCACCCCTGATGGCCTCCAGGCGGCCGTAGAGCGCCGCCAGTTCGTCCCGTGCGGGGCCATCGAATCCAGCAGCGCAGGATTCGTTCCGCCCGCGCAGGGCAATGTCGCAATGAGCCGCAGGGTCGGCAACGTCATCGCCATCGCCCTGCGCGAAGACAGCAAGATTCTCCCGGCCTGCGTGGTGCAGGCCGAAGTCAAGCGCCGCGCCGAAGAGCTGGAGGAACAGCAGGGTTTCAGGCCGGGCCGCAAGCAGACGAAGGAACTGAAGGAAGTCGTCACGGACGACCTCCTTGCCAAGGCGTTCATCCGCACGACCATCGTTCGCGCCTGGCTGGATTTCGACGCCGGCCTGCTGGTGATCGACGCTTCGAGCGACAGCAAGGCCGACCACGTTCTGGGCGCGCTGGTGCGCAGCTTGGAAGAGGCGCCGATGTTCCGCCGCTGGCGCACCGTCGGCGCGCCGGTCGATCACTTCACCAACTGGGTTCATTCGTCGGAGGCGCCGGAAGATTTCAGCATCGACGACCGCGCCCTGTTCACCGGCGACGACGGCAGCAAAGTCCGCCTGACCAATCGCAGCATCGTCGATGATGCGGCCGTCACCAAGCTGATGGAGAGCGGCCAGCGGTGTTCCGAGTTGGCGCTGACCTACGCGGACAAGCTGTCCTTCGTGCTCACCAGCGGCCTGGTGCTGCGCAGAATCGAGCACATCGGCATGAACCAGAGCGAGAACCCGAACCAGCCGGACATGCTGGAGGAAGAGCGCCTGGACGCGGAAATCGTTCTGAACGCCAGCGCGATCCGGGAAGCATTCAACGCCATCAGCGGCGCCATGCAAGGGGTTGCCCAGAACGAGGAATCCGCCGGCGTGTCCATTTCCATCACCGGCTCCGACGACGACCCGCTCTACGAAAAAGCGGCCGAGGTCGTGACCAAAACCGGCAAGGCGTCCATTTCCCTGGTGCAGCGACACCTGCGCATCGGCTACAACCGCGCCGCCCGCCTGCTGGAGAAGATGGAGGCCCAAGGCGTTGTCAGCCCCATGAATTCTTCCGGCGTCCGCCGCGTCATCGACGCTCAGGCCGCTGCATAGGGCGGCCCCGGAATGACAGCAGCCATCATCAACCTTTCCAGCGAGGCCCTGGAGCGATGGAAGCAGGAGCACACCCACCTGGTGGAGCAACTGACCATCGCCGCACTGGAGGACGGCCAGTGCGGGCGCGCGCTTGGACATCACCCTGTCACGGAAGCGGCAGAGCGCGATGTCCTGGATCACATCAACGAACTGAGGCCGAAATGACCGAGGAAAACAAGGCAGTCGCCGCACCTGCCGATAGCCCCACGAAAGGCATGAACCTGGGGCAGCGAGTGGCGCACGTTGGCGGCAGGGTCAACGCTCAAGGGTATGTCGAGTTCGGCAGTGAAATGGCCGTTGACGCCCTGATTCAACACGTCCTGCGCGATCATGACCAAGCCGCCCAGGCCGAACTGGCCCGCCTGAAAAGCCTGGTCAAGGACTTCGGCAAGATCATCCACGACATGGTGGTGGCCGAGCAAGCCGCGTGGATTGAGTGGCGACACGGCAGGGGCGCCGAGGCTGGGATGATCTGGATTCAAAACGGCTTGGTCGGCCCTGGACACATACCTGATGAGGACGAGCCGTATGGCAAGGAGGCTCAGGCATGGTACGACGCCAACTGCTCCAATCCGCTCCCGACCTGCTTCTGCGGCCGTCCATCGAACAGTCTCTGGATGGGCAAAGGGTTCTGTTCCGACGCGCATTACAAACAGCACCGCGCCCAGGTCGATGCCGAGGCCCAGAAGAAGGAGGGCTGAACGATGATTGACAACCCCATGACGGTCGCCAACGACGCCATCGCAAAGCATTTCCCTGACGACCCGGCCAACGCCGTTCGTGCCCAGTCGGCCGTGGTGGACGTGATGCGCCACTACGGCATGCTGACGCCCTCCGAACCACTGGTGCGCTACTGCCCAGGTTGCGGCAGCATCGGCCCGGTGGAGGCGCAGTACCGGGACTGCTGCCCGGACGGCGACGAGGCGCGGCTGATCCCCCAAGCCCTGGCCGAGAAGTGCCGTGACACGTTCCAGGTTGCCATCAAGGCGATGATGGCCGACGCGGCAGCCAATGACTCCGCGCGAGAATCGGTCGAGAAGCGCGACCCCGTGGCGGCGGCCCGCGAGCACATCATAGGCGAGTTGCACCGACAGGACGACAGCGCATGGCAAAGTCTGTTTTCCAAGGTCGCCGCGACACTGAAATGCCTCCCAAGCGCATTTGTGACCGGAAACGAGCATGTCATCCAGGCCGCAAAATCAGCCATGGCGAATGCGTCAGACGCTGCACGGTGGCGGGAGGTCGCCCGCCGCTTCGACAACTCCAAGACCTCCGAAAGCGAAAGGGTTCTGGACGGCCTGGGACTGAATCAGGGCGACGCCAGCAAATCGCTGGGATCAATTATCGACCACGCCCTGTCAGCCAGCCACGCCAATGAGCCTGGAGGCGCCTCATGATGCAGCACCAACCCTTCATGCTTGGCGTCCGGGTGTTCCTGAACGAAATCCTCACGGTGCCCGGCGATCCGGCCCGCGTGCGCAGGACATGGCGAGAACGCCTGCTTTCACGGCCCTGGCGGCCGCTCAGGGCATTCAAGATGATCCCCACCGTCAAGCCCGACCCGTCCGTGTACAGGACGGCGCAGGGACTTTTCATGCACCCAGATACCTGGCGGCGCATTCAGCGGCAGATGCTGGCCGCCGAGAAAAAGGAACAACCATGCGTATCAACGTCTACAGTCAAGAGCTGACCGACGAAGTGCTGCCCGTCGAGAAAGGCAGCAACACCGGCGCCGTGTATAGCGCCGTCCAGTTCATCCTGCACAGCAGCGAACGCCTGCACCAGCCGCCGCAAGACGATGACCGCAGCGCCGTGACGTTCTGGCTTCCGAAATCGCCGGATCGCCGCGAAGCCCTGGCGCAGGCATTCGAGCGCGCCGCGCGCCTGGTGCGCGATGCGCGACCTGAAACCGGACTGGATTAGGAGCAGCCATGTCGAATTTGACCGAAGACCAGTTCCTGAAGGAGGTGTCGCAGCACGTCATGGAGGTGCGGCGCGATGACGGCCTCTACCGGCACATCCGCTTCCGCAAGCCTGGCACGATGTGCATGCACTTCGACCTGATAACCTGGCCCGGCTACCTCTGCTACTCGGGCGACATGGGCACCTATGTGTTCGCCCGCTTGGCCGATATGTTCGAGTTCTTCCGCACGGATCGGCGGCCCGGCAACGGGCGCCGCCTTGGGGTCAACCTGCCGTACTGGTCGGAGAAGCTGCAAGCCGTGGACGGCGGCCGGCGCAACGGAAGCGCCCAGGAATTCAGCGAAGCCAAGATGCGGCGCGTCATCAACGAATTCCGGCTGCGATGGATTCGAGACGCGCGCGCCGAAGAGCTGCTGACCATGGGCCAGCGCCGCGAGCTATGGGAGGCCGTTCAGGACGATGTGCTGGCCCGGCTGCCGGACGGCGAGCACGAAGCCTACGCGGCCGCCAGGGACTTCCAATGGAAACCGTCGCGGCATTATGCGAACACCAGCCTGCGCAGGCGGGAATGGCAGTTCGATGACCTCTGGGAATACGACTTCACCGAATATACCCATCGCTTCCGCTGGTGCTGCTTCGCGCTTTCATGGGGCATTGAGAAATACGACGCGGCCAAGGCCGCCATGACCGAGGCGGCCGCCACCGCAATGTTGGAGCAACCATGAGCCAAGAAATTACCCTGCCGCCGTTGCCGCCCCTGCCGACCGCAGAATTCCCTGGGGTTGCTGTTCGTGGGCACGGAAACATTCCGCGCTACCTGTTCACCGCCGACCAAATGCAGTCACACGCACGCGCCGCAGCCGACAGCGCCCTGGAGAGCATCGGACAGCAGATCAAGGATTTGCTGGGCAACCCGATCAACGTGCATACGAATATGTGTCGTGGCCTGATAGCTCCGATCACGTTCGATATGCTCGCGCACATCCTGGGCGACGAGGCGACGGCGACATGGATTTCCGGCCGGCAGCAGCACGGCGAGCCAGTGGGCGAAGTGTTCACGATGGAATTGTTGGATGGCTCAGGCGAAGTTCGGCCCCACGCGCTACTGACTCGTCCGCTGCCCGCCGGCACGAAGCTCTACACCGCCCCGCCACCCAGCCAAGCCAGCATGACGGTTCCGAGCGACGATCTGAGTACGCTCCAAAGCCTGCTTTCCTGGGCGGAGGCGCAAATCTGCCTGCACGAGGAAACCCACCGAGGCGGCGCGATCTGGGAAATCTGCGACCAGTGCGGCGCAAAGTGGGCGGACGACGAGGGCGGTAAGCCGGAATTTCAATGGCCCCAGCCCATCGTTAAGGCCCGCGCCCTGCTGTCCAGCTACACCCCGACAGCATCAAACACGGAACCGGCGGCAGACCGCATAGACTGGAATGAGATTTCCAGACGCGGCCTATTGAAGCGCATTAACCAGGAGATTATGCACCCGCTTGGGCTGGCTGTTTACCGTGACACCGATACAGGCGCATCTGGTGGCGCGCTAGTATCCCCTGACGGCGCCTTTCATTACGCCGATGACGCCCAGGCGCAGCCCAACGCGCAGGATCGTGAGAACGCGGCTCGATGCTGGTGCGAGACCTGCCGCCCGATCACCATGAGCGACAGCCGCATGATCCTATGCCCGGAGTGCGGCGATAAACGGTGCCCGCGCGCGAAAGATCATCGAAACGCCTGCGCGGTCGCCCGCGCGCCCAAGGGGAAATGATGGGGGCAATAGCAGGGATTTTGAACGTCATATTCATCCTAATCGGAACGGTCGCCGCAGATAAGGGAAGCTGGGCGGCCGCCGCCGGCCTATGGATGCTGGTGTTCCTCGATGTTGCCGACAGCGTGATCCAGGCCATCAAAGGCATTCAGAAATAGCGCCGTGCCCCGGCGCGCCAAACACACAAAGGAAAAACAATGAAGCAAGTTATTCAAGAGGAAGGCTCCCGCCCGATCAAGATTTGGACTGATGAGGTCGAGGCGAGCGCGCTCCAGCAACTCAAGAATCTGTCCGCCCTGCCCTTTATCGCTCCCAACGGCGTCGCCTGCATGCCAGATGTGCATGCCGGAATCGGAGCCACGGTGGGCACCGTCATCGCCACCGACCGAGCCATCATCCCGGCCGCCGTCGGCGTGGACATCGGTTGCGGCATGAACGCCGTCCGCCTGTCGCTGAAGGCGACCGACCTGCCCGACAGTCTGACGGCCATCCGGCATCAGATCGAACGCGACGTTCCCCTGGGCGCCGGCGGCCGCCACCAGCGCGCGCAGGAACTGGACGCCCTGGCCTCGCGCTTGCGGGCGGTTCCGGCCGCCGTAGCCACCATCTTCGGCGGCGACTTCGACGGCGCAGCCAAGAAGGCCGTGCCGCAACTCGGAACCCTGGGTAGCGGCAACCACTTCATCGAGTTGTGCATCGACGAGAATCAGGACGTTTGGATCATGCTGCATTCAGGCTCTCGCGGGATCGGCAACATGATCGGCCGGCACTATATCGAAGTCGCCAAGCGCAACATGGAGCGGTTCTTCATCAGCCTGCCGGACAACGATCTGGCCTACCTGCCGGAGGACACCGACGACTTCAACGACTATGTGGATGCCGTGCGCTGGGCGCAGGACTATGCCTTGGAAAACCGTCGGGCCATGATGGATGCGGTGATTGCTGCCCTGCGCCGGCACCTTCCCATGGACTTCACGATCACCCAGGAGGCTATCAACTGCCACCACAACTACGTCGAGCTGGAGCACCATCAAGGCCGCAACCTATGGGTGACGCGCAAGGGGGCGATCCGCGCGCGCGATGGCGACCTGGGGATCATTCCCGGCAGCATGGGCCAGCGCAGCTACATCGTGCGCGGTAAGGGCAACCTGGAATCCTACTGCTCGTGCTCCCACGGCGCCGGACGCCTTATGTCGCGCACCCAGGCGCGCCGCCGGTTCACCGTGGCAGACCTGAAGGCCCAGACGGCAGGCGTCGAATGCCGCAAGGACGACGCCGTGCTGGACGAGATTCCGGGCGCCTACAAGAACATCGACCAGGTGATGGAGAACCAGCGCGATCTGGTCGAAGTCGTCCACACGCTCAAGCAAGTGCTTTGCGTCAAGGGGGCGTAATCACGCCCCTCCCGGCTCCACCACAGAGGCCCGCGATCTGCGGGCCTCCTTCATTTGGAATTCTTTCATGCTTCCAATAGATCACCGCGTTTCCCCGAGGCTGCGCCATATCCCGTTTCAGCCTCCGCGCCAGAGCGTCCCGCGCGAGGGGATGTTCCTGACGCTTTGGCAACAGTTCGCCGATCAGAGGCCCGACGAATGGATCGCCATCTTCCGCACCAATGGGCCGGTTCGGCAGCGGGCGGCATGCGTTGCTGCATCGTTCATGGTTTTCATGGGCTGCAATGGCGGCCGCTGCTTCACCGACAGCGCCGACAGGCTGGCCCGGTCGGGCGCATTCACCAGTGCAGAAGACGCTTTCCTGGCCGCATGGGCGATCCACAACAAGCGCCTGGGCTACATCAACAGCGGCCTGCGCACCATCGAATACATGCTGGCGCACAACCACCCCATCACCACCGGCCCCATCGCCCGCGTCGATTGGGGGCTTGTGCCCAATGTATCCCAGGAAGACGTGGACATCGTGGAAAGCATGGTGATGTGGTGGGGAACCAGCACCACAGCCCACTGGATGCGCGAGGCCGTGGAAGCGCAGATGAAGGCGCACGAAGCCAATCAGCGCCTGCTTCAGGAGGCCAGACTATCAACGGCTGGGGAGAATGCACGATGACGCCCCAGAAGCTCAGTTCTCTGCTCCAGGGGCAAACGAGCCTCGCCCGCAAGGTGTTCGAGGTCGTTCCCATCCGCGAAGCCTGGACCCGCCATCCAGATCAGGAACGCCCTGAAGGAGGTCGGAGCGCAGCAATGCCGACCTGCGCGTGGTGCGCGGCTGCCTGGGCGCGCTGCACGTAAGCCGGCCTCGTGCGCGAACCTGAAACCGGCGTGTTCCAGTGCGCCGAAATCCGATCCCCAGCCTCACGACCCAGAAAGGAAACATCCATGCCTCACGAAACCGCCGCCAGGCCCACCCTGACCGTCGCCACCACGACAGCAAGCCAAGAGTCGTCCCCCATCGAAATCCTGGGAGAACTGTCCGGCGAGGTCGTGGCGCTGGCCGATGAATTCGGCGGGCGGCTAAAGAAACTGGCGGCCAGGATCGAAGAGGCTGCGCTGACCATCGAACAGGAGCGCGAGGCCAACGTGGAGAACCTGGGCAAGCTACGGCAACTCCAGTCCATCCTGAAAAGCCTGACGTAGATCAACGGAGAGACGATCATGAAAAGCAACGATACCGCGCCGGCGGGCGCCGCCACCATGCCACCGGAAATCCCCCGCGACCTGCTGGGGAAAATCGTGGACGAAGTGTTCGACGGAGCCATCGAGGACGCCAGCGTGATCGAGGACATCTACCGGGTGATCGCGCGCGAGCATGCCGCCCCAACTGCTGGGCTGGCCGCCATCCTGACCCAGGCCGAGATAGAGCGCGGCTGGCACGACACGTTCAGCACCGGCAACCCCTTCTGCCCGTGCAACCTCAAATCCTTCACCAAGGCCGTGAACTGGGCCGTAGCGGCCATATCGCGGAAGCAGGTGGCGTGATGGGTGACATGGGCGACTACTGGCGCGACGTGAAGCCAGCAATGAAGGAAGACAGCCGGCGCAAGCGCGCCAGCAACCGCAATTCATCGGCCGCGAACCTGGCTGCCGCCGGCATCCAGTTCGAGTCCAAGAACGGCGGATCGCACCTGGTCGCGTCGGCCGCCGACCTGGTGGTCGATTTCTGGCCCGGAACCGGACTATGGATCGTGCGCGGAACCGGCGAACGGCGGCGCGGCGTGCGCCACCTGATTAAACGGCTTGGCGGCAAGTGGCCGCCACCGCCCAACACGGAACATCAGGCGCATGGAGGTGACGCGGATGGGTGAATATCAACCACTCTCCACCATCAGCGAGTTGGCCGTCCTGGATGGCGACGACTGCGTGGCCGGCTACTGCGCCGGCCTGGACGGCGCACCGGAGCCGGGCAGCGACAGAAGCAAATCGTACTGGCACGGCTGGCGAAACGGAATGATGGACTCGGGACGAATGCCTCACGACGAGGCGTCCAGAAAATTGGCAGCGGAGTTCGTGCGAAAGCTGCGCGCGCACTGACAAAGCGGCCAAACGCAAAGGAAATACAGCATGGCATCAGTGAACAAGGTCATTTTGGTGGGCAACCTCGGGCGCGACCCCGAAGTGCGCTACACCCCGGACGGGGCAGCAATCTGCAACGTCTCCATCGCCACCACCAGCCAGTGGAAGGATCGCGCCAGCGGCGAACGCCGCGAGGAAACCGAGTGGCACCGCGTGGTGTTCTACAACCGCCTGGCCGAAATCGCAGGCGAATACCTGCGCAAGGGTCGTTCGGTCTATGTCGAGGGTCGCTTGAAGACCCGGAAATGGCAGGACAAAGAAACCGGGGCCGACCGCTACAGCACCGACATCGTGGCCGACCAGATGCAGATGCTGGGCGGGCGCGACGGCGGCGGCGGTGACGCGGGCGGCGATTCTGGCGGCTTCTCCCAGCCGCCGGCCAGGCGCGCGCCGCAGCAACAACGGCCGCGCCCTGCTGCCCCAGCAGCACCCCCAGCGGCGGCGCCGGCCAGCAGCTTGGCCGACATGGACGACGACATCCCTTTTGATTAAGCGGCGCACGTCCGCTTCATCAACGTGCAGGCCCGCCGTTCGGGCCTATCCAATGAATCCCAACACCCCAGGGGCGCCGCAGAGCGCCCCTTCTTTTTTTGAAGGAGCCGCCCAGATGCAGCGCCCGCAACTCGCATTGCCGTTTCCCGGCGAACTTATCATCGACAACTTCGCCGGGGGCGGCGGCACCAGCACGGGCCTGGAGGCCGCGTTCGGTAGGCCGGTGGACATCGCCATCAACCATGACCCCGAAGCCTTGGCAATGCACGCCCTCAACCACCCCTACACGAAGCACCTTTGCGAGAGCGTCTGGGACATCGACCCCATCGAAGTAACCGCAAACCGCCCGGTCGGCTTGGTGTGGCTCAGCCCAGATTGCAAGCATTTCTCGAAAGCGAAAGGCGGCACGCCGGTATCCAAACACATCCGGGGCCTGGCCTGGGTGGGAATGCGCTGGGTGGCGCTCACGAAACCGCGCGTGCTCATGCTGGAGAACGTCGAAGAGTTCCAGACCTGGGGGCCGGTCATCGTCGGCGCCGACGGCAACCTCTACCCCGATCCGGCGAAGAAGGGCAAGACCTTCGAGAGCTTCATCCGGCAGCTCCGCCAGCACGGCTACAAGGTGGACTGGCGCGAACTTCGCGCGTGTGACAACGGCGCGCCGACCATTCGCAAGCGCCTGTTCCTGGTTGCGCGCCGCGACGGGCTTCCCATCGTCTGGCCGGAGGCGACGCACGGCGACCCGACCTCGCGCGAGGTGTTGGCCGGGATGCTGGCCCCCTACAGGACGGCGGCAGAGTGCATCGACTTCGATCTGCCGGCTGTCAGCATCTTCGACCGCCCCAAGCCGCTCGCGGCCAACACCCAGCGGCGCGTCGCCAAGGGGTTGTGGCGCCACGTCCTCAGCAGCGCGAAGCCCTACATAGTGACGAATACCACGGGCCACCCCGGCGCGACCATCGACCAGCCCATGCCGACCGTCACCACCGGCAACCATCACATGCTGGGCCAACCCGTGATGACGCCGTTCCTGGCTGGGGCCAGCGGCCCGTCGTACTCTGGCAAGCCAACGCCGGCCGACCAGCCGCTGGGCACGCTCACGACCGAGAACCACCGCGCCGTCGTAATGCCCGCGCTCGCGCCATTCCTGACAGAACACGCGAACGCAAGCAACCAGCGAACCATGCCGGCGGACGCACCGCTGCGCACCGTCTGCGCCCAGGTGAAGGGCGGCCACTTCAGCGTCGTGGCGCCGACCCTGGCCCCGCTGCGCGGCACCAGCCCCGGACAGATGGGCGGCCACAGCATCGAGAGGCCGCTTTCCACCGTGGCGGCCGGCGGTACGCACCACGCCCTCGTGGCCGGGCACATCACGAAGTTCAACACCGGGTCAATCGGAACGGGACTGGATGAGCCGCTGTCCACCATCACGGCCGGCGGTGCCCCCAAGAGGCCCAGCACGGGCATCACCCAGGGCCTGGTGGGCGCGCACCTTGTCACCATCGGCTACGGCGAACGGGAGGGCCAGCAGCCTCGCACGCACGACATCGAGGCGCCGCTGGGCACTGTCGTCGCCGGCGGCGTGAAGCAGGCCCTGGTGGCGGCACACCTGAACCACCTGACGCACCACGGCGACCGACCAGGCACCACGCCGGCCGAGCCGTTGCCGACGGTGACGGGCGCGAATCGGGGCGAACAGGCCCTGGTCGCCGCCAATCTCATCGACATGGGACATGGAGAATCGTGCAGCACCGGCGCGAAACGCTGGAGCAGCGGCGTCCGCAGCCTGGAAACCCCGCTCAATTCGGTGACGGCCAGCAGCGTGCCCAGCGCGCTCGCGTCGGCCTTCTTCGAGCAAGCGAACGGAGGGTTCTACGACGGTGACGGCCGGCCCGCCGGCGCGCCCATCTCCACGATCACCGCGTCAGGCAGCAACCAGCGGCTGGTGACGGCCTACCTCGTCCAGTATTACAGCGAGGGCGGCCAGGATTCGGGCTGCGCCAAGCCTATGCCCACGGTGACGACCAAGGCTCGCATGGGCCTGGTGGAATCGGTTCAGGTTCCCGCCGACTCGCTTTCCCCCGAGCTTCGGGAGAAGGCCCGCGCGTGCGCCGCGCTGCTGCACGAGTATCTGCCCGACCTGTTCCCGGAGCCGGCGGAGTTGGTGCTGATGAACTACGGCGGCACCTGGTGGACGCTGGCCGACATCACGCTGCGGATGCTCAAGGCGCGCGAACTGTACCGCGCCCAGTCGTTCCCCGACGACTACATCATTCACGAAATCCCCGACCCCAAGCTGCTGTTCAAGGACGGCATCCAGGTGCCGGGTGATCCGCGCCTGATTCCCCGCATCCCATTGTCGATCACGGCCCAGGTTCGCATGTGCGGCAACAGCGTGTCGCCGGCCCAGGCCGAAGCCCTCATTCGCTCCAACTTCCGCCATGAGGAAGCCTTCATGGAGCGCATCGCGTAATCGGAAATCATCGCCTGCTGACCCCAAGAACACTTGCAATCATTGGCATCAGCAGGCAACGACACGAACCCAAGGACTCTGCAATGACCGCAACAAAAGACAAGCCAGGCGCGGCCCGAGAAGGCCAGCGCATCTACAGCCACGAACAAGTTCTCGTCAAGGTGCCCATGTGCGCGCGAACTATTCTCAATATGGAGAAGCGGGGCGAATTTCCCCGCCGCTTCCGCGTGTCGCCTCGCCGTGTTGGCTGGGACGCCGACGAGGTGGAGGCATGGATTACCGCGCGCAAATTGGATCGCCAGCCGGGTGCCGCGCCAAGCCCGTCGGCCACATGAGGCGCGTCATGAACACTGTCATTTCCCAACCAATCTACGTCGAACTCGAAGCCCTGGAAGCCCTCACCACGCTTTCCGCATCGACTATCCAAAGCATGGTCGCTCGCAGCGAATTCCCAGCGCCAAGGGAGCTTTCCAGCCGCCGTGTCGGCTGGCTGTACCGCGAAGTCATGGAATGGGCCGAGAACAGGCCCGTATCGAGCATCCTTCCGCCGCCAAACACCGGCGCCAGAAAGCCGCGCCGCGCTACCGCTTCGCAAGTTTCTCCAGGTAGTTCGACAGGCGCATAAGCCACTTCCGCCGTTCCTTGTCGAAGGTATAGCGGTTGTAGGTTCCCTCATCTCCTTTCAGCATGTGCCCCAAGATCACCTCGCCCACGTCCCTCGGACACCCGAGCGAAGCCAGAAACGTGCGCGAGGTGCGCCGCAAATCGTGAGGCGCCCAATTCTCGACAGGCAGCCGCAC